AGAGCGGCCTGCTTATAACGGGTTAGTCTGGGTTCAACTCCCAGTGTCCCTATAGTCTTGGGATGACTCAAAAAGCACCCTGGTCGGGAAACCCCCTCGTAGTCATGGAGAGACTTTAAAAATCCTGGTGGAGTCATATGACCCTCTATGAGTTTCCAATTTCTATCAAAAATTGGTGGTGCGGATGGAGGTAACACTCCCGCCTGGTTTCCAATTTCCAGTTAAAGAATTGGTGGCGAGCCTGAGTTACATAGGAGGAGTTTTTTAAACTCCTCTTTTTTTATAAAATACTAAAACCGTTTAGTTAAAATGAGTAAATCTTCAAAAGAAAAAACTTTAGTAATACTAAATGGAAATCCTAGAGGTGGTGAAAAAACTTGGCATAGTATGTATGATAATCTGTTAGAACCATATAATGCTGATTTGGCACTGTGCTTTGGATATAGAGAAGATAAATCATTATCTTTATATTCAAAAGCAAAATACATTTGGGAAATACCAGAATATGAAAATTGGGAAGATTATTATATTGAACACATAGGAGATAATTTTTCTTGGAAAAAATCTTTTGAATTGGGAGCAGATTCTGGATTTTCTGGATTGTATAAAACAATTGGATCTGGTGCAATATGGTGTGTGTTTTTACATTATGTTTACACTTATAAAAAACACATATTGCATGAATATGATAGAATTATAATGACAAGAGCAGATCATTATTATGTAAATTCTGTGGAAGTTTTATCCAATGATTATTTTTGGGTTCCAAGTGGAGATCACTATGGAGGAATAAATGATAAATTTCACATCTTTCCTTCAAAAGATATTGACAATGTTATTGGAATAATTACTCATTATATAAACACTGAAAGTTTTTTTGAAGATTTTAAAAATTGTTCTGATGTTAATTTGGAAAAATCTTTTCTCAATTACCTTAATAAAACTGGATATATTGAAAAGTTAAAAATTTTTCCCAGATGTTTTTTTCTTGTAAAAACTAAATTGGATAATACTAGGTGGACTAATGGAGTTCGCAAAGTTCCTCATAATTTTGATTTGTGGGTTAAATATGAAAATGAATTTAAAGAATCTGTGAATAATTTACCTCAAGGAAAAAAATTTGAGGCTTTAACTAAGTATAAACATTTATCCAAACGTGAAAATAGATGATAAAAATGTATAGTGAAATTGAATCTTGTAGAATCAGCAAAAGCAAAGATTTGGTAACATTCTTAAATCTTTCAAATCAAAAACTTACAGGAGTATTTCCAAAACCAAATGAAGAAATAGAGTCTGCTCCTTTAGAATTGACTTGGAGTTCTTCAAGTTATCTAGTTCAACTTAAACATACTTTTGAACCAACAAAAATGTATGGTGATAATTATGGATATAGATCTGGACTCAATAATTCCATGATTCAACATCTTGTCGACAAAGCATCATACTTGATTGAATTTTCAAATTTAAAACCCGGAGATGTTGTTGTTGACATTGGATCTAATGATTGCACAATGCTTAAATCCTTTCCAAGTTATGTTAAACGTATAGGAATTGATCCAACTATTAAAAAGTTTTTTCATTACTATCCAGAAGATATTTTAAAAGTTGCTGATTTCTTTTCCAAAGAAAATTATAAATCTATAGAAAAAAATAAAAAAGCAAAATTAGTAATGTCTATTGCTTGCTTTTATGATCTTGAAGACCCAGTTTCTTTTGTAAAGGACATTCATTCAATACTTGATGACAATGGAATTTGGCATTTTGAACAAGCTTATCTTCCTCTAACTTTAAGATCTCTTTCTTATGATACAGTTTGTCATGAACATATTGAATATTATTCAATGTTATCTGTTCAAAATATTCTTAAACAATCTGGAATGAAAATTGTTGATGTCACATTAAATGATATTAATGGAGGTAGTTTTGCAGTTACAGCATGTAAAGATACTAATACTTCAATTAAGGTGAATCATTCTGTGATCAATTGGTTAATTGAAGAAGAGTATAAGATGGGTCTTCATACAGTAAAACCTTATTTTGAATTTGCTCAAAGAACATATGAACATCGTGATTCATTAGTTAATCTTGTAAGATCACTTCGTTCTGATGGTAAAAGCATTTATGGATATGGAGCTTCAACAAAAGGTAATGTTCTTCTTCAGTGGTGTGGATTTACTTCAGATGACATTACTGCTATTGGAGAGGTAAATTCAGATAAGTTTGGATGTGTAACTCCAGGAACTAATATTCCTATTATTTCTGAAAAAGAAGTTAAATCTTTAAATCCAGATTATATGATTGTGTTGCCATGGCATTTTAAAAATGGTATAATTCAAAGAGAAAAAGAATATATGAAATCTGGAGGTAAATTTATTTTTCCACTTCCTTATATTCAAATTATTTGAACATTTTTAACTTCTACTATATAATAAGATATAGTATTTTATTTTGACTATGGGAGAATATAAGAAGACAGCACTTGTTCTTGGTGCTGGTGGATTTATTGGATCACATATGGTAAGAAGACTCAAATCTGAAGGATATTGGGTTCGTGGTGTGGACATTAAAACTCCAGAATTTAGTAAAAGTGAGGCTCATGAATTTGTTATTGGAGACCTTAGGGATGCATCTTTGGTCAAAAAAGTAATTCGCTATACTGGAAATTCTGGTAACTTTTATGTAAATATTGTAGATAAGTTTGTACAACCATTTGATGAAATCTATCAGTTTGCTGCTGACATGGGTGGAGCAGGATTTGTTTTTACTGGTGAGAATGATGCAAATATTATGCATAATTCTACAATGATTAATTTGAATGTTTTGGATGAAGTAGTTAAATTTAATAAATTAAAAGAAGTAAATAAAACTAAAATTTTCTTTTCTGGATCTGCGTGCATGTATCCAGAGCATAATCAACTAGATCCAGACAATTCAGATTGTCGTGAACAAACAGCTTATCCAGCAAACCCAGATTCAGAATATGGATGGGAAAAACTCTTTTCAGAAAGACTCTATTTTGCCTACCATAGGAATTATGGTATTCCTGTTAGGGTTGCTAGGTATCATAATATCTTTGGACCAGAAGGAACCTGGGAAGGTGGAAGAGAAAAAGCACCAGCAGCCATCTGCAGAAAAGTTGCCTATCTCCCAAAAGAAGGAGGAGTTGTTGATGTGTGGGGTGATGGAAAACAAACTAGGTCGTTCTTGTATATTGATGAATGCATTGAGGCAACACGCAGATTAGTAGATTCAGATTTTACTGGTCCAGTAAACATTGGATCAGAAGAAATGGTGACAATTAATCAACTTGTTGACATTGCTGCCAAAGTTTCTGGAAAGAATGTTAAAAAAAATCATATTGATGGACCTCTTGGAGTTCGTGGGCGTAATTCCAATAATGATTTAATTCGTGAAAAACTTGGATGGGATTATTCTCAAACACTTGAAGAAGGAATTTTAAAAACTTATGATTGGATTCAACAACAAATTAAGAAGGTGGGTAAATGAAATTAAGTATTGTTCTTGGTGGTCGTGATGACAATTATGGAGAAAATTTTATTGAAAGATTGAATCAAGCAGTCTCTACAAATCTTCAAAATTTAGATGAGTCTGGTATTGATTATGAAATGATTGTAGTGGACTTTAATCCATTAGATGAAAAATATTTACATGAACATCCTCTTCTTAAAGAACCTCTTTCACACAAAAGAGTTAGGAATATTATTGTAGATAATTCTGTAATCTGTAGAGAAAATTTAACCCCCACAACATACTATGAATATTTTGCAAAAAATGTTGGATGTAGAAACTCATTTGGAGATTTAATTTTTATTACAAATTCCGATATTATTTTTTCCAAACAATTGATTCAACAGATTCAATCTGAATTTGAAAATGTGAATAGAGATGATGTTTTTTATAGAGTTAGATATAGAGGAGAAATTCCATTAGGACATAATCCAGACAATCAAACTCTAGTGGAAGACCTTCATCATCCAGAGTTTCCAGATGCATGTATTTGTGGACTTTATTCTGGGGATGCAACTATGATGAGTAGAAATGTTTTCTTTAATGTTGCAACTGGATATAATGAGGGTGAAGCAAATCACAGAACTCAATTTAGTCAGTCTGCTATGGATGGAGAAATTCTTTGGAATGTCTATAAAAAAGGAAAACAACTTAAGTTTTTAGAAAGTCCTTATTACCACATCAATCATGGACGTCCAAATCCAAGAGATAATTTTTACTCTCATGAAACTTATGAAAACAAATCAAATTGGGGATTTGTTAAGTATCCCATGAATGAAGTGAATAGTAATACTGTTTTAATTAAAGCATGAAAAAATATATTGTAACTACAACAATCAATCCCCCAACAGTTGCCACAAAAAAGTTTTGTCAGTTTGAAGATTGGACATTAATTGTTGTTGGAGACACTAAAACTCCACATGAAGAGTATCAAAAATTAAATTGCATTTATTTGCATCCAGAAGAACAGGAAACAAAATATAAAGAACTTTCTGATATTATTGGATGGAAATCAATTCAACGTAGGAATATTGGATTTGTTGAGGCATATAATCTTGGAGCAGATGTAATTGCCACTGTAGATGATGATAACATTCCCTATGATAATTGGGGACAAGATCTTCATGTAGGAGATACAATTGAATGTGATTTGTATGAATCATCTCATAATGTATTTGATCCTCTTTCTATAACTTGTAGAAATGAAGTTTGGCATAGAGGATATCCAATTGAGTATGTTCCAACAAGACACAACGTTGTATATAAAGGAAAGACATATAGAAAGGTTTTAGTTCAAGCAGATTTGTGGGATGGAGATCCAGATATTGATGCTATGGCTAGACTTTCATTCAAACCTTTAATGAAATATTCTGATGTTACAAAACCATATTGTGCAAATCAAATAGCACCATTTAATAGTCAAAATACCTTCTTAGCAAGAGAAGTAATTCCATACTATACAGTTCTTCCTCATGTTGGTAGAATGGATGATATTTGGGGTGGATATATTTTACAACATTATTTTCCAAACTCTGTTATTTACAATAAAGCATCTGTTTATCAAGATAGAAATGTTCAAGATTTAATTACTAATCTTGAAAATGAAATTATTGGGTATAGAAATACTCTTAATTTAATTAATAATCTTTCTAGTTTTAAAAATTATCTCCCAGAAAAAACAAAACAATTTTTTGAAATTTATCAATCCTACTTTAATTAAAATGCGAACTAAATTTAATCTTGTTGGTGATACATTTACACATTTAAGTGGAGGTAATAAAGGATATTCGGTTCATGGAAAAGAATCCAAATATATTGAGTGGGTGAAAGATGATTCTGGAGAAGCAACTTTTTATATTGACTATACTTTAGAACAAGCATTTATAGATGAAAAAGATGGTCCAAAGTATGGGTGGTTATTAGAGTCAAAATATATCACACCTCAAATTGTAGATGCAGTTAAAATGTTTCCAGAAAAATATCTAGAAACATTTGATATTATTTTTACACATAATCAAGATTTACTTAAGATTGATTCTAAATTTAAATGGGTTCCTGCACAAGGATTTTGGATTGAAGAACCAAAAATTTATGAGAAATCAAAAATGATTTCTATGATAGCATCTAACAAAAAATTTTGTGAAGGTCATAGAGTAAGATTAGAATGGGTAGATAGATTGAGGGGGCAGATAGATTTGTATGGACGTGGATTTAATGAAATTGCTAAAAAGGAAGAAGGACTTTGTGATTATATGTTTTCTGTTGCTATTGAAAATGGACAATATGAAACTTACTTTACAGAAAAACTTTTAGATTGTTTTGCAACAGGAACTATTCCTGTTTATCTTGGTTCCCCTGATATTGGAAACTATTTTAATAAAGAAGGAATTATAGATTTATCTGATGAGTTTTACATTTCTGATGAATTATACTATAATAAAATGGATGCAATTCAAGATAATTTAAAACGAGTTAAAAAAATGGAAGTTCTTGAAGATTTTATTTGGGAGAATTATTTTAATGTCTAGTCAATTTTATGATAGAGCAGCAGCAGAAGGAAAAAATCCAATGTATTACATCTATGAATACTTTGGAATAGAAAAGGGGTGTAAATATTTTGTAGAAACTGGAACACATTTGGGGGGAAGTGTAGAAGTAGCTCTTGAACTTGGATTTGAAAAAGTTTTAAGTTGTGAGTTTATGCAAGACAGATATGAGTTTTGTATGAAAAAATTTGAAAGTAATAATAATGTACTTCTTTGGAATGGAACATCAATAGAAACCTTCCCAGAAATTGTTTCCAAATTAAATAAAAAATCTTTGTTTTGGTTAGATGCTCATGGAGAAGGTGGTGGAGTCCCTACTTTTGAAGAACTTGAAATTATATCCACATCAAAAATTAAAACACACAACATCTTAATTGATGATATTCCCATTTATTTTAATGACACAAGAGAAGAATTGAAACAAAAGATTTTAGAGATTAATCCTAAATATCAGTTCATAGATTTTAAGACAAATCATGGAACTGACTATGATGTTCTTGGAGCATATATTGAGGAATAAAAATGAGCTTTAGAAATGATTATCTCTTAAAGAAGAATATTAAAACAGTTCTTCATGTGGGGGCAGATAGGGGGGGAGAACTTCCACAATATAAAGAGATTGGTGTAGAAAAAGTAGTTTGGATTGAAGCAAATCCTGAAGTTTATAAAGAACTTTTGGAAAATCTTGAGATTATGAATATCTCTGAAATTGAAAGTCTTCCATTCAATCAACTTGTTTCAGATAAAGATGATGTAGAAACTGACTTTAATTTATATTATGGTTGGGATGCAGGACACCTTGTTGGAAACAAAGGAATGTCTTCTATGCTAAAAGCAAAAAATTCCTGGTGGGGATCTGAATGCTATAGGGGAACTATTAAACTTAACTCATTAACATTAGATACTTTCTTAGAAAGAAATAATCTTGGGTATGATTTTGATTTATTAAATATGGATACTCAAGGAGCAGAACTTTTAATTTCTCAAGGAGCAACTAAAGTTCTTGAAAATGTGAAGTATATTAATTCTGAGGTTACATTGTTTAATCCTCCATATCATGACAATCCATTGTTTGATGAATTATATAATTACTTTAAAAACTTTGGATTTGTTCACATTCAAACTGAAATGAGTGATGTTAATTGGGGAGATGCAATTTTCGCAAAAGAATGATATGAGTAAAACAGTTTTAATTCATCAACCTTGTGGACTTGGTGATATTTTTTTCTTACAAAAACTTGTTAATATTAATCTACAAAAAGGACATAAAGTAATATACCCAGTTAATGATAATCTTTTGTTTGTAAAGGATTATATTCAAACTGATGGATTAGAATTTGTTTCTATTACTTCAAATTTTAATTACAAATATTTGTTTAATCTAACTGAATATTATGAAGATGAAAGTGTTATTTATTACCCATGTTGGATAGCAGACAGATTTATTCCTGGATGTGTAATGAGAGCAAAATATAAAATGTTTGATATTGATTGGACTGATTGGTCAGATTATTTTAATTACAAAAGAAATTGTGAAAAGGAAAATGACCTTTTTTACAATGTCCTTGGATTAACTGATGAACTTGAATATAATTTTTTGAATAAAACATTTGGAAGTTATCCTCATGTAGACATAAAAAAAGAAGTTCATGTAAAGAATGATTTGCCAACAGTTGAAATGAGTTTAATAGAGGGATATAATATCTTTGATTGGTTAAAGGTTATTATTAATGCAAAAAACTTTTATTCAGTAGATACTGCAATTCTTTTTTTAATGGAAAAGGTAAAGTTAAAGTGTGAAGAAAATGATATAGAATTGTGGTCTAGACATTGGGAAAATAGATATGAAGATAATTATAAGGACATAGATGGATTGTTTACCAAAAAATACAAGTACAATTAAAATGAAAGCAGCAGTATTAGTAGAAATTGATAAACCACTTGCAGTCAAAGAAGTGGAACTGACGAATCTTCAGGTCGGTCAAGTATTAATAAAGGTCCTTGTGAGTGGACTGTGTGGAGCACAGTTGCATGAAATCAGAGGACACAAGGGAAATGCAAAGTTTCTTCCTCATTTGATGGGTCATGAAGGTTGTGGAATTGTCCAGGAAGTTGGTCCTGGTGTCACAACAGTCAAAGTTGGTGATAAGGTTGTAATGCACTGGAGACCTGGAACTGGTATTGAAGCACCATTTCCTTCTTATGTAATGGATGACAAGTCTATGAGTAGTGGTAAAGTAACTACTTTGAGTGAGTATTCTATTGTCTCTGAGAACAGATTGACCACTGTTCCACAAGACACTCCACCAGAACTTTGTGCCATCCTTGGATGTGCTCTGACAACTGCCATGGGGATTATTGATAATGAAGTTGACTTGAAGTTTGGTGAGAGTGTTGCTGTAATTGGAACTGGTGGTGTTGGACTGAATCTGATTCAGGCAGCATCTATGAAAAGTGCTTGTCCCATTATTGCAGTGGATAATAATGTATCCAAAAAAGATTTGTGTCTTGAGATGGGTGCTCAAGAATTCTATACATCTATAGAAGATATTTCTGGTAAGGTTGATATTGTAATTGATACAACAGGTATTCCTGAAGTTATCAGTCAGGGTATTTCTATTCTCTCCAATACAGGAAGAATGATTCTTGTAGGACAACCTGCTCCTGGTAAGTTTGTTGAGGTCATGAATGCAGTCAATCTGTTTAATGGAATGGGTCAAAGTATCAAAGCAACTCAAGGAGGAAAAACAAATCCTCAGGAAGACATTCCCAGATATGTAAAACTGCATCAAAAAGGTTTGTTAAATATTAGTAAGTTAATCACTCATACATTCACTTTAGATGAAGTAAATGATGCGTTTGACTTGTTAAAAACTGGAAATGCTGGTAGAATTATGATTAAAATTGGAGATGATGTATGAGAAAGAAGTGGACCAAAAAAGAACTTATTGCCTTTGAAGACCATATTGGTGATTTATATCTTGATAACAAACTTCCATTTCTTTTTCACTTGTCAGGGGGAAATGAAGACCAACTGATTGAAATCTTTGAAAATATCAGAGAGGGTGATTATGTGATTTCAAATCATAGAAATCATTATCATGCACTTCTTCATGGAGTTCCTCCTGAAGTTGTAGAGGATAGAATCCTGAATGGAAGAAGTATGTTTATCTATGATAGGGAAAGGAATTTCTTTCTTTCTGCTATTATTGGTGGAACTCCTGCTATTGCTGCTGGAATTGCCTGGGCACTCAAGAAAAAGGGTTCTGACCAAAGAGTTTGGTGTTTTGTTGGAGATGGAACAGAAGATAATGGACACCTCTTTGAGGCAGTCAGATATGTTGATGGATGGGATTTACCTTGCACTTTTGTAATTGAAAGTAATGATAGGTCTTGTGAAGCATCAAATCAAGATAGGTGGGGCAAAACTGCACATCCAGATTGGAACTCTCCATCTGTGATTAGGTATCAATATACCTGCACATATCCACATTGTCGTAAACCTGGAATGATTGACCTCTCCAAGGCAATCAAAAAAACTGATGATGAATACTTCCCCCCTCTTCAGGAGTTTGTATATCCAAATGATATTCAGTCTGATATTTCTTATAAGGATGCTATCAATCAATCTATGACTGAATTGGGTGAAGAGGGTGCAGTCTTTATTGGATATAATGTTGCTTTTGGTGATGCCATGGGAACTCTAAAGGGCGTTCCTATGGAACAAAAACTTGAAACTCCTGTGGCAGAGAATCTGATGGCAGGTCTTGCAATTGGTATGTCATTTGAAGGATTCCTTCCTGTTCTTTATTATGAACGCCATGACTTTATGACTGTTGCTTCAGATGCAATTATCAACCATATTGATAAGATTGAAAGAATCTCTCATGGTGAGTTCAAGGTTCCTGTGATTATTCGTGCTGTAACTGCTGATGCTGGTCCTTTCTATTCTGGTATCACGCACTCTCAAGACTTTACTAATATGTTTAGAGCAGCAGTTAGTTTCCCTGTAATTGACCCTGTGACTGGTTCTGATGTTCTGAATGCAGTCAAAGGTGCTAAAGAAAGTGGAAGACCTATGATGTTGATTGAGAGGAAATCTAGATACTGATGAAAACATATATCTCTGTTGGCATTGGAGATATGGTGTATCTTGATGCCATTTTATCTCCAGAAGAAAAAGAATCTATTACTGAAATATACTGGGCATGTAGATTTGGAAAAGTATTAGTTCCTCTTTTGGATAATAATCTATCTTATCCAAATCTAAAACTTCAACATATTATTAGTGATGAAGTTGGTAAACAAGCGATGGAATCTTTAGATCCTATTGCAATTCCTTTTTGGCATTTTAGACCAGACTTTCCAAGAAATTTTGAAGTTGGATTGAGATTATTTGGTATTTTGGATGAATGGAATAATGGTAAAATACAATCAGTAGATGCTGCAAATATGTTTACTGATACTACAAGAGGGTATCATGGGTCTTCATTTATAAAAAATGCAAGTTCAGTTGAGCATAGTGATTATATTTTATTTCATTATCCAACATCAACAAGACCTAAAGGAGATATTGCATCAATCTCATCAGATGATTGGAACTTTGTAAATGACCTTGCAATTCAAGAAGATGTTAAAGTTATTGTTGTATCTGATTGTCCTATAGATATTCCTTTGAATTGTGAATATATTCACTATATTAATCCAAACATTAAATATTTTGTTGACCTTGTAGCATCCTGTTCTTATTTTGCTGGATGTGATTCCTTTGGAGCACATCTTTCTACTAAGGTTCTCCCCAAAGAAAGATTGTTTATTAAATCTCACAACCCAAATATTAAACAACAAGTATTAACTACAACTTTGTATAGACATTTTTGTCCACATCCAGCAGAAGATGTGGCAGAATTTTACAAAAATTATATTGGATATCCATGAAAAAAATTCTTGTAATTGGAGAAAGTTCTAGAGACATTTTTGTATATTGTGATGCTCAAAGATTATGCCCTGATGTTCCTGTTCCAGTTTTATCTATTAAAGACCAAACAGAAAATCCTGGAATGGCTAAAAATGTCTATAGAAATATTAAAAGTTTAATTAAAGAGTGTGATATTTTTACTAATGAAAATTGGTATAATATTACAAAAACAAGATATGTTCATGATAATAGCAATCATACATTCTTTAGAGTTGATTCTCCCCACGATATTTCAAGAATTGATTTAAACAAAATTGAATATGATTATGATATTATTGCAATTTCAGACTATAATAAAGGGTTTTTAACAGAAGTTGATATAAAAGAAATTTGTTCTAATCACAAAAATGTTTTTGTAGATACTAAAAAGATTCTTGGTCCTTGGATACAAGATGCTGCTTACATAAAAATTAACGATTTTGAATATCAAAATTCAAAACAATATTTAACAAGTGATATTAAAAACAAAATCATTCATACTATGGGTTCTAGAGGATGTGAGTATCAAGGAGTTAGATATTCTGTTGATAAAGTGGAAGTTAAAGATGTTTCAGGGGCTGGTGATACCTTTATGGCTGGACTTGTGGTAAAATATTCAGAGACTAAAAATATAATTGAAGCAATTAAATTTGCTAATCAGTGTGCCTCAAAAGTAGTAAAACAAAAAGGAGTTAGTATTATTTAATTATGTCTATAAATTTACAATATTTACAAACAAATAAACATAATAATATTTTTGTGGAAACTGGAAGTCATTATGGAGATGGTATTCAATTAGCTTTGGAAGCTGGATTTGAAAAAATTATTTCTATAGAATGTAATGAGCAATACTATCTTAGATGTGTAGATAGATTCTGTGGAAATGAAAAAGTCCAATTGTATTATGGAGATTCTTCTGTAGATTTGTCTAAAATGATTTCTGATATAAATGAATCAGTAACATTTTGGTTAGATGCACATTACATGTGGAATGATCCAAATCAAGATATTGAAGAGCATCCTGGAAGAGGAAAGATTCCTTTGATTGATGAGTTGACACAAATTAAAAATCACCACATTAAAGATCATGTAATTATAATTGACGATTTAAATCCATTATCTTGTCTTTCTCCAATAGGAGATAAACCTCCAACAGGATCAATAGAAACAAAAGCAGAAAATTTAATTACTTTTGTTTCTACAATAAACGAAAGATATACTTTTACTGTTCAAGATATTGATAATCAAGATGTATTTTTAGTATGTAAGGTATTATGATTATTCTTACTGGATCTGAAGGATTTATAGGGAAAAACTTTAAGAGTAAATTAAAAAATGCTATCTATTTGGATAAGCATAATTGTTGGGAATTTTTAAGAAATTTTGATGATTGGAATAGTGTATCATTAATTATTCATCAAGGTGCTATATCTTCCACAGTAGAAAAAAATATATACTCATTACATCATTATAATGTAGCATTTACATTACAATTGTTTCATTATGCATTGATGTATCAAATCCCAGTTAAGTATGCATCATCAGCATCAGTCTATGGAAATACTCAAGGTGACATTAATCCTTTAAATTATTATGCAATTAGTAAACTCCAAATAGATTATTTTGTTCAAGATAATTTAGATAATTTTTCTTCAATACAAGGTTTTAGATATTTTAATGTTTATGGTGAAGGAGAAGATGATAAAGGAGATCAAGCAAGTCCAGTAAGTAAATTTACAAAACAAATTCAAGAAACTGGTTGTCTTAATTTATTTGAAGGGTCTGATAACTTTTTAAGAGATTTTGTTTGTGTAGATGATTTGGTTGATATAGTATTAAACAATGATAAACCATCTGGAATTTATGATTTGGGAACAAGTAATCCAGTAAGTTTTCAACATGTTGCAGAATGTGTTGCAAATAAGTATAATGGTAAAATTAATATAGTCCCTTTTCCAGAACATTTAGTTGGCAAATATCAAACTTATACTTGTGCTAAAAGGGAGTGGGACGATTATAAATTTACTACTGTAAAAGAATATTTAAAATGAAGTTAGTTTTTGTAAATGGATGTTTTGATGTTCTTCATAGAGGACATATAGAATTATTTTCATATGCAAAATCATTAGGAGATTATTTAATGGTTGCTATTGATGCTGATGTAAGAGTTAAAAAACTCAAGGGCAAAGATAGGCCATTCAATAATCAGGAAGATAGAAAATATGTTTTACAATCTATTAGACACATAGATGAAGTTTTATTTTTTGAAACTTCTGATGAATTAAAATATTTGATTTATGTTTATAATCCAGATATAATGATGGTTGGATCTGATTGGAAAGGTAAACCTGTAATTGGGTCTGAATATGCAAAAGAATTAGTTTTCTTTGATAGAATTGGAGATTATTCAACAACTAAAATTTTAGGAAGATGAAGTATATTGTAGATATTGATGGAACAATCTGTTCTCAAACTGATGGTGATTATACAAAGGCACTTCCAATAGTCAATAGAATTAATAAAATAAATAAATTATATGATGAAGGACACCAAATCATATATTTTACAGCCAGGGGAATGGGTAGGTATCAGAATGATGCAAACCTGGCAAGAGCAAGATTCTATCAAATTACAGAACTACAACTTAAAATGTGGGGATGTAAATATCATGAATTAATTCTTGGCAAACCCTCTGGAGATTATTACATAGATGACAAAGGAATTGATGCAAATGACTTCTTCAGAAATTAAATTTGTTCCAAAAGGATGGGGATTTGAAAAGTGGATTGTAAATTGTGAAGAGTATTGTGGAAAGATTCTTTACTTTGTAAAGGATAAAAAATGTTCATGGCATTATCATAAACTCAAAGATGAAGTCTTTTATATTCAAAGTGGAAAGATTGCTTTAAAATATTCTCATGAAGATGATATTGAAAAGGCAAAAATAGTTGTTCTTTGTAAAGGTGATAAGTTTCATGTCTACAGGGGACTAAGACATCAAATGATTGCTTTAGAGGACACTGAATTATTTGAATTTTCTACTCAACACTTTGATGAAGATAGTTATAGAATTGAGGTTGGTGATTAATGTTATCATTTAATAATCTTGGTAATTATGGTAGATTGGGAAATCAAATGTTTCAGTATGCCTCTTTGAGGGGTATTGCTGCAAATAGAGGATTTGATTTTTGTATTCCTTCAGAAGATGTTTTTGGATCAACTGATTTGAACGTAAAACAATCAGATTCTAATATTCACAATACATTTAAGATTTCTTGGGTGAATACTGGTCAAACTACAAATAAAGTATTGCAAGAATCTAGTTATAGTTTTGATCAAAAATTATTTAATACTTGTGAAGATAATGTGGATTTGCTTGGGTATTTTCAAACTGAAAAATATTTTAAAAATATTGAAAAGCAAATCAGAAAAGATTTTTCTTTTTCTTATCAATTGACAAAAGATTGTAAAGAATTTGTAGAGGAAATTGATTCAGACAGAGAAGTTATTTCTTTGCATATTAGACGTGGTGATTATTTAAACTTACAAACATTTCATCCAACACCGCCAATTGAATACTATAAAGAAGCATTAAAAAGACTTCCTAATTTGACTGTGATTGTATTTTCTGATGATCCTGATTGGTGTATGAATCAGGAATTATTTGATGATGATAGATTTTTGATTTCTCAATTAAATACTTCTGATTTTGATATGTGCTTAATGTCTATGTGTAAGTATCATGTAATTGCAAATAGCTCTTTTAGTTGGTGGGGAGCATGGTTAGCACAATCAAAAAAAGTTATAGCACCAAAAACATGGTTTGGACCTTCATTGCTTCAGCATGATACTTCTGATCTTTATTGTGATGGGTGGGAAAGAATATGATTTTAACTGATTATTTTGATAAAACTTTTTGTATTAATTTAGATTCTAGAAAAGATAGATGGAAAGAAGCACAGAAAGAATTTAAAAAGCATTCTTTAAATGTAGAAAGAGTTCCTGGAATTGAAGGTTCAAAAATGAATCTTGATTTTCCTCCAGAAATTAAAGAAGGTGCAGTTGGGTGTGCTTTGTCGCAATTATTTTGTTTGAAATATGCTAAACAATTAAATTTAAATAAATTTCTTCTTTTAGAAGATGATATTGAATTTGATAGTGATGTGAATAATCTTTTCTCTCAATATATTTTAGAAGTTCCATCTGATTGGGATATGTTATATCTTGGAGGTCAGCATTTTCATGGAATGAATTTACAACAAGTATCTGAACATGTCTTTAAGTGTGAGTATACTTTATGTGCACATTCAGTTGCAATTAATTCTACAGTTTTTGATAGATTCATTGACAATTTAATTAATATTACTAAACCATGCGATGTTCACTATGCAGAAGCACATAAAGAGATTAATGCATATGTAATTATTCCACATTTAACTTGGCAAAGAAATAGTTACTCTGATATTGAAAAAGTGAATGTTGATTATTCATTTCTAAAGGCACATAGATATCCTCAATGGGGGAAGCCATAATGATGAAAAGTTTAGTGACTGGTGGTTGTGGATTTATTGGATCCCACCTTGTAAATCGTTTGGTGGGGATAGGACATGAAGTTATAGTTTTAGATAGAGTTCATCCAAAAATTAAAAATCAGTCTGCCACATATTATCTACAAAATCTTTCTGAAGATTATACAAAATATCTGCATTTATTTGATGGTGTTGATAATGTTTTTCATTTAGCTTCTGAAGTTTCTATACCATATTGTGTAGAAAGACCAAATGAAAGCATGGCAAATAATGTTTTATCTACCATGAATGTTTTGGAATGTTCTAGAATTCATAATGTGAATAAATTTATTTTCTCATCAACTTCTGCAGTTTATGGAAATACATTATTCATACCCAGTTATGAAACAAATCAAGTTCAATGTTTAAATACATATTCCATTTCAAAATATACTGGAGAAGAACTTTGTAAAATGTACTATGAACTTTATGGACTTAAAACTATAATGTTTAGGTACTTTAATGTTTATGGGGAGGGGCAACATAAAGCAGGGCAATATGCTCCAGTCATGTCTATATTTAAATCTCAAAAGGAAAAAGGAGAACCTTTAACTGTAATAGGAGATGGAAATCAGACTAGAGATTTTATTCATGTTTCTGATGTAGTTCTTGCAAATGTTCTTGCTTATCAAAAAGATTCAAAGAATTATGGAGAGGTCTATAATGTTGGTACTGGTATGGGAACAACAATCAAAGAAATAGCTGACTCAATCTCTTCAAATCAAATTAGAATTTCAGAACGACCTGGAGAAGTGTTGCATTCTAGAGCATCTATTGATAAAATTAAAAATGATTTTTGTTGGAATTATAGTATAAATGTTTTGGATTGGATTAAAAATAAATGACTGATACTTCTACAATCAAAAAGAAACTTAAAGGGATGGGTCCAATACTTTGGATTAATCTTGATACAGAAGTGAATAGAAAGGAGCATATGACTAGTTTGTTGGATTTTTATGAAATTCCTCATACTAGAATTTCTGCTATTGATGCAAGAGGAGATAATGATGTAAGTGATTTATTAGTAGGAAAGTTTCCAGAATTAATCACTCAAGGTGAACTTGGATGTACTATGTCACATTTAAAGGCAATCAAATATTTTTATGAACAAACTGATTTAGATTATATTATTATATGTGAAGATGATATTGTATTTGATACGGTCCCTTATTGGCCTTTTACTTGGGGTGGATTTATGGCTGCTGCTCCATATGATTGGGATGTATTACAGTGTGCAATTACCAGCACCAAAAATTTAAGGGCAAATCTTCATCCAAGATTGATTAATGATTTCTGTGCAGCTTTTTATATTATTACCAGACATCATGCAGCAAAGATTTTAAAACTGCATGTGAAGGGAGATAAGTTTAGATTAGACCAAAAACTCAAGCCAAGGGCTACATCAGAGGAAATTATTTACAATACTGGAAGAACATATTCTATTCCTTTGTTTACTTATAGATATGATTTTGATTCTGGAATTCATCAGGATCATATTGAAATCTTCCACAAAAACAATGTAGAGGGAGTTCTTAATTTCTGGAAAAATAGACCACCAGAACTTGGAACAAAAGAAATGTTAGATTATGATTACTATGGATTTTGGGAACCTTTGGTAGGTTGACAAAATAAAAAAAATATAATATGATAAATATTGAGTTAAGAATTTTTTATAATTCTTAACATTGTAGTTTATTAAAAACAAAATCTATGAAATTCTTCAAACAACTGATGCTTGCACCCGTTGCTTTGGGAATGATTGCCCCTGCTGTGAATGCTGCAGACCTCAACCTTGAGGGTGTCAATCAATACTCTTCTCAAGAACAGGTCACAAGTGTTTCACAATTTAGTGATGTTCGTCCTACTGACTGGGCATACCAGGCGCTTAGCAATCTGGTAGAGCGTTATGGTTGCGTTGCTGGTTATCCTAATGGCACCTTTGGTGGTTCAAAAGGAATGACTCGCTTTGAAGCAGCTGCTCTTCTGAATGCTTGCTTGGATCGTGTAACTGAAAAAACTGATGAACTTAGCAAACTTCTTGCAGAGTTTGATGTAGAACTGACAGTTCTTACTTCTCGTGTAGATGGTTTGGAATCAAAAGTTGGTAGACTTGAGGCAACTCAATTCTCTACAACTACCAAACTCAAGGGTGAAGTTAACTTTATGTTAGGTGGAGTTCCTGGTCTAGAAACGAATGATGGTGGAAACGTTGGCAACACCGTCTTCAACTATGATGTCCGCCTTAATTTTGATACTTCATTCACTGGTAAGGATCTGCTTCGCACTCGTATTCGTTCTGGTAACTTTAGTTCTGATCCATTTGGTTCAAGTTCTTCTCTGTTCAAACTGGATAGAGCAGAAACTTATGACAATCAAGCAGTCATTGATCGTTTGTATTATCAGTTCCCAGTTGGTCAAAGTGTAACTCTGACTGCTGGACCTCTGGTTCGTAATACTGAAATGGCTTGGATTCCTTCTGCTTATAAGTCGGATATCCTTGACTTCTTCCAACTTGGTGGTGCCTCAGGTGTCTATAACAAGGCAACTGGTGCTGGATTTGGTGCTCAATGGAAGCAACAAGTTCCCAAGGGTCAAGGAGGCTTTGTTGCCAACGTAAACTACGTTGCTCAAAGTGGTAATGACTCATCTAAGGGTGTCTTTAATGAGGAGGGTGGCGTAAACTTCCTTGCTCAGGTTGGATATCGTGCTCCCAACTGGGGTGCTGCTGTGGGTTATCGTTATGGAACTGAGGGAACTCGTTTCCGTAACTTCAATGCTCTTGGTGGTGGTTCTGCTGCTCTTGTGGCAGGTCAAACTTCTAACAGCGTTGCTCTGAATGCCTATTGGCAACCTCTTCAATCTAAGGCAATTCCTTCTATCTCTCTGGGATATGGTGTGAATGAAGTAGATGGTTACAACTCTTCTAAAAAGGGTGCTACCAATTCTCAGTCTTGGATGGTTGGACTTCAGTGGTCTGATGTGTTCCTTCCTGGCAATGCTGCTGGTGTTGCTTTTGGACAACCAGGAAACTCTGAGAACATTAGTGAAGATGCCCAAATGGTGGAAATCTTCTACAAGTATCGTGTGTCTGATAACATCAGCATCACACCTGCTCTGTTCTATGTCTCTAACAACCAGCGTTTCCAAAACGAATCGCAGTGGGGTGGAGTTGTTCAAACCACTTTCAGGTTCTGATAATCACTCCCAAAATGAGTACTACCACCCAATTTTTGGGTGGTTTTTTTATGATTAGGTAAAGACTCTTTAACCAAATCTTAGTTGACTTCTATTTCATATTTTCTTATGATTTCTGTGAAGTCTATTTTACTTCTAAACAAACTTTTATGAAACTCAAAAATTTTATTGCTGTTGCTCTTGCTCTTACACCAGCAGCAGCATTTGCCGCACCTGTAAGACTAAATGTTGCTGGTGCTACATTCCCAGAAACCATCTACACTCGTTGGTTCTCTAACCTCGCTAAATCTGGCGGTCCTAAGGTGAACTATCAGGCAATTGGTTCTGGTGGTGGTCGTAAGGCATTTATTGACCAGACAGTTGCTCTTGGTGCTACTGACGACCCAATTAGTGATAAAGACCGTGCTAAGGTTTCTCGTGGTGTTGTACAAATTCCTATTGTTGGTGGAACAATTGCAGTTGCCTATAACAATCCTTCTTGCAAACTGAAACTCACCCAAAAGCAAGTAGTATCAGTTTTTATGGGTTCCATTGATAATTGGAAAGAACTTGGTTGCCCCGCAGGTAAAATCAATGTTGTGTATCGTTCCGATGGTTCTGGTACGACTGCTGCATTTACAGAGTCTCTCAAAGCATTCTCCAAAGAATGGACACTTGGAACTGCTAAGTCTGTAAATTGGAAAACTGGCGTGGGTGCTAAGGGTAATGATGGTGTTGCTGGTGTTCTCTCCACAACTTCTGGTTCTATTGGATATCTCAATCAATCTTTTGTAAAGGGGAAAATCAAAGCAGCAGCAGTTCAGAACAAGTCGGGTGAATTTGTACTACCTAACTATGCTTCTGGTGCTAAGGCATTGAGTGGTATTGTTTTGGATAAAAACCTATCAGGACAAAATCCAAATCCTTCTGCCCAAGGTGCGTATCCAATTGCTACTCTGACCTATCTACTTGCCTATAGAACTGGTAATGGTGCTAAGACTGATGCTATCAAAGATGTAATCAATTATATGTTGAGTGATAAGGCACAGGCACTTGCTGATGATCTGGGTTATGTCCCTCTCAAGGATGCTATTCAGGCAAAGGCACAAGCAGCGGTTAATCAAATCAAAGAATAATATGATGGGGGGTTGTCATGACCCCCCTTTTCCATCTATAATCCTTTCAGATACCTTCGTTATTATGTCTGTTTTCTTGATGCCCTGGTATGGATGGGCTATTCTTGCTGGAACTCAATTGGTGGGGCATCTCACACCAATCAATAGTTATGTTGGAATTAATGTGGGATACTCAGACCCAAACAAAATTGAGTTCCAAAATCCAGGTGGTGTTATGGGAATTCAATATGATATCAAAAAGAAAGTCAGGGTTTTTGCTGAACACATCAGTAGTATTCCTGATGATACTGATTGGGGATTCAGTCACGTTGGAGTAAAGTATCTTATCCCTATGAATGAAAAAACTACTGCTTATGTGGGTGCTTCCATTCACCACGAAGATTTTGATACTAAAGAAAAAGATGGAACTGTAATCAAAAATCCATTCATTATTACTGGGGTTGAATATGGAACTCCAAGACTGAAAGTGTATGGTGAGTTCTTGGGAGCATCTCAAAATATTGAACAAAGTCGAGTGATGATGGGACTTAAATATTTGAGTGATTGATTTCAGTAGTAATTTATACCTAACAAAGTTAGGATTTTCTGACAAGGGGGAGTTTCCCCCCTTGTTTTTTCTTTAGATTTCCTATATAATGTTACAGTTCTTCATAAAATTCAAATGACTGTTACAACCAATGATCGTGGACAAATGAATATGTTCGCAAAAGAGCCCACGATGTATTATGAAAATTATGGACTTCTAACCCCTAATGAAATTAAGGAGCGTACTAATGGACGTTGGGCAATGGTCGGCTTTGTTGCTGGTATCATTTCTTATGCTATCACTGGCAACTTCTTCTTCGGTATCTTCTGATGACTGAAGCAATTTGGACCATTACCTCAGTTGCATTCTTCGTGCTTCTGTGTTATTCTATAGAACAACTTGCTGAAACCTACTAAATTTTATGGCAACTTATCAAGTCACTCTTCAATCTCCTGACGGAACCTCAACTACGATTGAATGCCCTGAAGACCAATACATTCTTGAGGCAGCAGAGGAAGCAGGACTAGACCTCCCTTACTCATGTAAGGCTGGTGCTTGTTCCTCTTGTGCTGGAAAGGTTGTGTCTGGTGAAATTGATAATGAAGAACAATCTTTTCTTGATGATGACCAAATGGCAGATGGATTTTCTCTCCTTTGTGTGGCATATCCCAAGTCCGATTGCGTCATCCTGACTGAACAGGAGGAGAATCTGTGAGTGCTGGAATGCTAGGGCAATTTTCTCTTGCTATTCAAAAACTTGGATGGAGTGCTGACGATGAACTCTCTGTAGAAATTGGTGGTGTAGCAGTTACAGGAACTGCGACTCATCCAAATGCTAATGCAAAATGGGCAAAACCATTTGGAACTATAACCTATCAAAATGATGCTTTTATAGTTATCAAAAATAAAACCAGAAGTCCTATGGTTTTTTCTCAACCTAATCCTGAACTTAAACAACAACATTCCTATAATGGAGAAAACTAAAATGGGAAAAATCTTTTCTGAAGCTGCTGAAAAATTGAATGGTCGTGCTGCTATGATTGGATTTGTTGCAGCTGCTGCTTCTTATCTTACCACTGGTCAAATCATTCCTGGTGTATTTTGATAAATGGATCTTCCATATTATTATGAATTTTTTGTTGATAATGATATCATAGATTTTTTTAATGACAAATTAGATTTTTATAAATCAAATAAAAATTTTTTTATCCCAGAAAATAGTTCAGCAACTATTAATGGCATTCAAACCTGTAATATGCTAAATTTTGATGATAAAGATGTTGAACATTATTTGAATATTTTGAAAAATAAAATTGAAAAAAAATGCGAAACTAATCTTTATTATCATTGGTCACATTTAATTGAATATAAAAATAATAGACATCAACAATTACATAAACATGATCATAATGAAGATTTTTCGATTATTGTATATTTAAATACTTGTGAAGACGGTGAAACATTATTTTATATAAACCAAAAAAGAAACATTACACACACTTGTTTCCCTGAAAAAGGAAAGAGTATAATGTTTTCCTCAACAATTTATCACAGTGCTAATAAAACTTTTTCAAACAAAAGAGTGTTAGTTTTAGGACTTAAATTAAAATAAACTGTATATAGATATGGAGATTTCTATGCGTAAAGAAGGATACGAAATTCCTCAAGTTCAATTTGTATTTCGTGAATCTGGTGAGTTTGTAACTCGCAATTCCTTTGAACTTTTTAAAGGCAAGCGTGTAGTGATTTTCTCACTTCCTGGTGCTTTTACTCCTACTTGCTCTGCTTACCAACTTCCTGGATTTGAAGAAAAGTATGAAGAATTTAAAGCACTTGGTATTGATGAAATCTACTGCATTTCAGTCAATGATGGTTTTGTGATGAACGCTTGGGCACAAGACCAAAACATTCAAAACGTAAAACTTATTCCCGATGGTAACGCTTACTTCACTCGCTCTATGGGTCAACTCGTTGCCAAGACCAATCTTGGTTTTGGTGAGCGTTCTTGGCGATATGCTGCTGTGGTAGATGATGGTATAATTGAAAAACTTTTTGAAGAAACTGGAAAATGTGATAATTCTTCTGATGATCCTTATGAGGCATCTACACCAGAAGCAGTAATGTTTTATTTGAAAACTAAAACTAGAGAGCTTGCAGAAGTTTAATAGTTAAATATTATAATGGCAATATTTACTCAAGGAAATAATAGTTGTTATTTTATTCACATTCCTAGAACTGGTGGAAGATATGTATCTTCCTTATTTCAAAATTCTGATGATATGGAATGTGAATATCATAAAATTCATACTTTGAGAATTAATAACATTGATGTTACTCATTTACACTATCCATTATATACTCAATATTTTGATGTAAACTCCATACCTCACATAACAGTTGTTAGAAATCCTTTTGATAAATTTGTTTCTTCTATTAAAAGTATGAATTCTTCTCATAGAATAGATTATAATAACATCATTACTGATGAGAATTCATTTTTAAAATTTATAGATTGTGAAATAAAAAATAATAGTTATCATAATAATTGGTTTCTTCCTCAACATAAATTTATTTCTCCAAAAACCCATTATTGGAAATATGAATGGGGATTTGGAGATAATTTTTTAAAATGGGTTTTTAATAAAACTAAAATTAAATTAAAACTACAAGAAGTAAATTATAAAAAATTTGAATGGGAAATAAAAAATGAATACGAATTAAATCCCAAAATAAAAAAATATATAAAAAAATTTTATAAAAAAGATTATCAAACTTTTAAATATTTTATGAATTTGATTTTTTAATTATCATAAAATTAGCACTAAATTAAAAGCAATCATGCTATCTATTTTTCTAGTTTATTTTGTAATTGTATTAATAATATTAGTAATACAAGCATCTTTATCTAAATAAAATATAGAATTTTGTATTCAAATGAAAGTTGATCTGCATAACTTTTTTCAATTTTATGATGAAAAAAATCCCAAACACGTTGCTGCAGTAGAAGAACTTGAAAAAGAACTTGGATCTAAGTTAGCATATATTCTGGATGATAGTGCTAACTGGGTTAGAGTTTTTAGGACTAAAGTAGAACCAGTCATTCCTGGAATTTTGGGTGTTCCTTATTTTCCACAGACAGATAATTACAGAGATGCAAGTCGAACCTGTAATTCATCTTCTTGTGCAATGTGCCTTGAGTTTCTGAGACCAGGTACTCTAAAAGGAGCAAAGGGAGATGATGCATACATTGAAAAGGTGTTTGCCATCGGTGACACAACAAATCATGATGTGCAAACCCGTGTTCTTAGAGATTATAAAGTTAACTCTGAGTTTAGGTATAATCTTGGGTTTTCTGACCTTGATCGTGAGCTTTCTTCTGGGAGACCTGTGGTTATCGGCATTTTGCATAGGGGCACTTTATCTGCTCCTACTGGCGGTCACATGGTTGTAGTGATAGGTAAGAAAGGTGAAGATTATGTAGTCAATGATCCTTATGGTTCTTTGAATGATGGATATACTGGCGCAGTTACAAATGGTAAAGGTGCTGTGTATAAGAAATCAGATCTTCAACATCGTTGGTTGTCTAATGGTAAAGATAAAACTGGTTGGGGACGTATTTTTAAATTATAAATAAAATTATAAAAAGTATTAATAAAATGGACTCACAAGAACTTCGTAGTCTTCAAGAAGCATATTTGGAAGTTTATCAGGAACTTGATGAAGAACTGACTGGTGAAAGAAAGAAAAGAGCCTTAGAAAAGGGAGGATATTTAGCAAACAGGGTTGCTAGTGGAAAGGAAGGGCAACCAGTAGAAAGAAGAAATCGTAGTGGTAATGTAACTATGAGAACAACCACAAAGGCACCAACTAAAAGAGGAGGGGAAGAAGATAAAGGAGAAAGAAAAACTGATTGGCCTGGTTATGAAGCAGATAGAGGTAGTGGAAACAAAGCAAAAAGACGTGCTGCGGAACTCAACAAAGAAGAAGTAGATATTTACGACATCATCCTTTCACACTTACTTGATGAAGGATATGCTGAAACACCAGAAGCAGCAAAAGCAATTATGGTGAATATGAGTGAAGAGTGGAGGAAGGATATTGTTGAAGAATTGACTGGTCCAAGAAAAGAGATAGCACTTGCCAAAGGAACTCCTTTAGCACGAAGAATTGCTCTTGGTAGAGAAGGACAACCACTAGAAAGAATAAATCGTAAAACTGGTGAAGTGACTATGAGAACAACTCAAAAGGGTCCAACTAAAAGAGGAGGTGCTGGGCTTAGAGGAAGAATAAAATCAGATTGGTATGGTCATGATGAATCACGTGGCGGCACATGAAAATATGATTGAAGATTGGAAAACTCTATTATAGGTTGATTATGACTATCAAATTTATTGACGCAGTAAAAAATCATAAAGATCTTCCACATCAAATTGATGCCTGGAATTTTCTTCAGGCAACTGTCCATAAAGAAGTTTTGGATGAGTTTGCAAGATTGTATCGCAATGAATCAATAGAACCTACTCTAGAAGGTCTTTCAGAGCCAGGAATCTATCTTATCAAAGAGTTTGAGGGATGTGTGCTCTCTGCCTATTATGACCCTCATACAGGAGGACTTCCAATTACTATAGGGTGGGGTTCTACTCGTAGAAAGGATGGAACACGTTTTATGATTGGTAATAAGATTAGTCAGGCAGAAGCAGATGACTTACTTTATTATCAACTTCGTAAAGATTATCTTCCATCACTTAAAAAAATTCCTCATTGGAATGAAATGAATGAAAATCAACAAGGAGCACTTTTATCTTTTGCTTATAATCTTGGTGCTAATTTCTTTGGGAATCCCAATTTTAATACCATAACCAAAGTATTAAATAATAAAGAATGGGACAAAGTTCCTGAAGCATTATATCTTTATAGAAATCCTGGAAGTAATGTGGAAAAAGGACTTGCTCGTAGACGAAAAGCAGAAGGAGAACTTTGGAAAAGATGAAAACTTTTAATCAGTTTTTATCAGAAGCAACTGACAAAAGAACAAGTATGAAACAATTTCAAGAACTTGTTCGTAAATTTATTCCATTTGTTTTGAAAGAATTAAAATTAAAATCTATTCCACCTCTACATTTTCATAATGGAAAAGATGGACTTCATGTGGAAGATATTCCTGGAATCACAGTAGTCAAAGATTCTGGGTTTAGTCAGGTTCAAAGTACATTTGGACAAACTAGTAAGAAGAATAGAATTGTAGTGAATGTAGAAAATAGACATCCTATTGATGCACTTAGAACTCTTGCACATGAACTTTGTCACTATCATCAACATGTGACTGGAGTTCATGGAACTGGAGAAACAGGAAGTCCTACAGAGAATGAAGCAAGTGCAAGAGCTTCAATTATTATGAGAAACTTTGACCATGCTTATCCAAACTTATTCAAACTTCCACCTCTTTAAAGAATAACTTTCTACCTCTTTTCCAAGTTCTTCTAATTGCTGCACGAACTTCTGGTGGTTGAATTCTTGGTTTAGGACTTCTGTTTTCTAAAAAGGTCCCATCATGAGTCAGAAGTCTCAGAAGAATCAGTATGGGAAGAATTTTTTTCTTCATTTCTATCTAGCATTAGGATATAATAGATTACCCAAGCAGTTGCAATTAATCCAATACCTAAAAGTATATTGACGCTCCAAACTACATCACTCATAATCTACCCTCCTGTTGATGTATCCAAGTCTTTAATTCTCTAAGATATTGTCTTAACATATCTGCTTTATATAGATGCCAAACATCACCACTCTTGAAATACTCGTGAGTGTGATTGTCTATTGCTTTGAGAATAAAGTGTATGGGAGCATTCCAAGGCTCACGCTTTGGAGTATTCCATTCTCTGGGCATAAGTCACTTCTTTTTGCCGCCATTCTTTGCTTTCTTCGCAGTTGCATTACCTGAATTCTGTTTGGACTGCTTACCACCAGCAGAACCCTTTTTGCCCTTATTTGGTGACTTGGACATCTTTATATACCTGTAACATTATATTTAGGTATAAACACTAAATATTTTAAAGATTTGATACGATGGCACTTTCTCACTCACCATCCATAGTGATGAATGGTTTAGTCTTATGTTTGGATGCGGGTAATACTAAGTCTTATGTTGGTTCTGGAACGACTTGGACTGATTTGAGTGGTAATGGGAATACTGGAACTCTTACGAATGGACCGACTTATAGTAGTGCGAACGGTGGGTCTATTGTTTTTGATGGGACTAATGATTATGTAACTCTATCAAGTTCTCAAATTGCTCCAGGAACAGGAGCATTTACTTGGAATTTTTGGGCAAAGAGTACTAGAACCCAACAAGATTATTCTATACTTTTTTCTGGTACTGGTTCAAATAGTGATTATGGAGTAATTAGTTTAGATAAAAGAGTTGGAAATGGTTTAGCATATTATGCGAATGGATTTAGAATACAAGATGCTGATTTATCATTTTTTGGTAATTGGATATATGTTTCATTTATAGGAAATGGTGGAAGTAATGGTTCAAGAACTCTAAGATTATTCAAAAATGGAGTTCAGGCAGGTAGTACTTATACATTTGATTATAACTTTACCTCAACCACTCCATACATAGGAGCAAATCATTCTGCTCTGAATGAATGTATGGGGGGAAATATTTCTACGGTTTCATACTACAATCGTGTCCTCACAGCAACAGAAATCCAACAAAACTTCAACGCACATAGAGGAAGATTTGGAATCTAAATAAGACAAAGAGATATTGAGAGAGAATGGGAGTATATTACGGTAAAGCAGATTTTATCACTTATGGAAAACCTTCTTTAGTTTTAGATTTTGCAAATAAGAAATCTTTAGTAGATAGAATTTCTGGTAATAATCTGATTACTTTCAGTAGAAATAGTGTTGGAACTTATGTTGGTTCTGATGGTCTGATTAAGACTGCTTCTGCAAATGAAGCAAGATTTGACCACGACCCATTGACGGGTGAAAGTCTTGGGTTGTTGGTGGAGGAGCAGAGGATTAATTATCATACAAATAATTCAAATAATCTCTTTACTATGGCATATTCAAATTGGACTTCTGATAGTTCAATTTTATATCCCAATGGTGGTACAGTTGGTGGGTATAATACTTTTGATCAATTATCTGGAGCAAGATTTTTTCTTGATTATAATCCAGGTCCTGGAAATACAACATATACTTGTTCAGTGTACGCAAGATTAAAAACTGGAAGTAGTGCAACATCTTGTTCTGTTGTAGTTAAAGATTGGCAATCCGATACAGTTAGGGGAAGCTCTGGAAGTATTACTTTAACTAATTCTTGGCAAAGAATATCAGCAACTGGAACAACTGCTGGTGGAACTGCTGGATTGAGATTTGAAATAGGAACAAATACTAGCGGAGCGTCATCTCAAATATATCTATGGGGAGCACAAGTGGAACAAGGTGATTTCCCAACCTCTTATATACCCACTACAACCTCTCAAGTCACAAGAAGTGCTGAAGTTCCAAATATTACTGGAACTAACTTTTCGAGTTGGTATAATCAAAGTCAAGGAACTTTTCTTGTAAAATCAAAACTTCTTCCTAGTAGTGGTAGTCAATCGGGAAATGCTTTAGAAACATACGTTGAAGGAAGTGGAACAGCAAATGGAGTATCAATTATGCCAAATTATCTTAATGGTGGAAAAGCAAGAATTGAAGTTCCCCTCGCGGGCGATTATACTGCAAGAGCAATTGATAGTAATAGTTTGAGTTATTCTAATGAGATAAAAATGGCAACTGCAATTCAAGATAATAATGTTGGTTTATCTGTTAATGGTGTTCTTTATAATTCACTTACAAATAAAACTATAGCTCAAAATGTAACTGCAATGAGAATAGGTGGACCAAGAGGAACTGGAGGAAGTAATATACTTTGTGGTACAATATCTCGAATTACTTATTGGCCAACACGCATTCCAAATTCTTTAATACAATCTTTGTCAAGTTAATCTAAATATCTAAAAACCAAAGAGTAATATGGGAGTATTTGCTGGACCAGATTTAAAAGAAGATGGTTTGGTCTTATGTTTGGATGCTGGAAGTTTAAAGAGTTATGATAAGTATGAGAACTTAGTATTAGATACTTCTTCTATTGGACTAACACCAACATATGCTGCTGGTAGTGGTGGTGGTATTATTGGATTAAATACAACGGCAACTACTGACCCAAATGGGACAAATCAAGCATCTACCTTAGATAATAATGGAAGTCTAAGTCAAGGATATGTATATAGTGGTGCTCCTGTAGGGTTGACGACAAATACAACGTATACTTATAGTATTCATATTAAACAAGGAACTAAACCAGATTTTCAAATTACAATAGATGAAAATGGTTTTAGTGGAAAAAGATATTATGCTTCATTTACATATTCAAATGAAAGTGTAACTACTGGTGTAACTGGTGCTGCTAATGATGGAGTAGTTGTGGGTTCTACTGCGACTAAATTGACGAATAGTTGGTATAGATTATCATTGACTTTTAAAACGAGTACCACAAATGTGAATACTTTTGTTGATATGATTAATCGTTTTGGTAATACTTCTGGGTCAAATTATGTTTGGGGAAGACAACTTGAAATCGGAAACACCACCACAGATTACTACGCAACAACTTCTACCGCAAAAACCAGAGGAACTACATTAACTGATTTGACTGGTAGAAGTAATACTGGAACTCTTTTAAATGGACCAACTTTTAGTAATTCTAATGGTGGAAGTATTGTGTTTAGTGGAACAACTGATCGTTGCCAATTATCTAATAATTCTGATACTCAATTTCCTCATGATAGTCCATGGTCTTTTAGTTTAGTTTATAAAATAGTTTCGTCTGTTAATACATATCCAGGAATTATCACAAAAGGATCTGGTGCTGGATCTGGAATATTAATTTTTTATTATGTACCAGATAACACTGTTCTTTGGAAACATAATAATGTACAAACATCATTTACAACAGTAGATATTGGCACTATAAAACATATTACTTTTACCTATTCTGGTTCTGGAAATGTGAACTGTTATGTAAATGGTTCTTTATATGGATCTGCTGGAACTATGGCATCCACAGATAGTTCTAGTGTGTTAAGATTGGGTGTAGGAGATGAATATGGAAATGTTCAAATTTATAATTTTGTAAAATACAACAGAGCACTCACAGCATCAGAAGTTCAACAAAACTTTAACACAACCAGAGGACGATTCGGCATCTAGGACACTTAGGTAATTGTCTCTATTGACAGGATTTCCTAACACTGTTATGATAAATACATCAACAAGTTAAGAACTGTTACAACTTCTTAACAATTGTGCTCCCGTTAACCGAGACCTATGGGAGGGTAAAACACGTCTCTCATATCCACACTAGAGGGTAGTGTGGAAATAATACCGTAAAGTTCGTCCCTCAGAACATTACTTACCCTTTAAACAAACAAATGACTGCTACTATTTCACAACAACGTTCCACAAATACTTGGAATCAATTCTGCGAGTGGGTTACTTCCACCAATAATCGTCTTTATGTTGGTTGGTTCGGAGTCCTTATGATTCCTTGTCTACTTGCTGCTACAACTTGCTTTATTATTGCATTCATTGGTGCTCCTCCTGTGGACATTGATGGTATTCGTGAACCTGTTTCTGGTTCTCTGATGTATGGAAATAATATTATCTCTGGTGCTGTTGTTCCTTCTTCCAATGCTATTGGTCTTCACTTCTATCCTATCTGGGAAGCTGCTTCTCTTGATGAGTGGCTCTACAATGGTGGTCCTTACCAACTTGTAGTTTTCCACTTCCTTATTGGAGTCTTCTGCTATATGGGTCGTGAATGGGAACTCTCTTACCGTCTTGGTATGCGTCCTTGGATTATGGTTGCCTACAGTGCTCCTGTTGCTGCTGCTACTGCTGTATTTCTGGTCTATCCTTTTGGTCAAGGTTCTTTTTCTGATGGTATGCCTCTGGGTATCAGTGGTACTTTTAACTACATGCTTGTGTTTCAGGCAGAACATAATATTTTGATGCACCCATTCCATATGCTTGGTGTTGCTGGAGTATTTGGTGGTTCTCTGTTCTCTGCTATGCATGGTTCACTTGTAACCTCTTCACTGGTTCGTGAAACTACTGAAAATGAGTCGCAAAACTATGGTTATAAGTTTGGACAAGAAGAAGAGACATATAACATTGTTGCTGCCCATGGTTATTTTGGTCGCCTTATTTTCCAATATGCTTCCTTTAATAACTCTCGTTCACTGCACTTCTTCCTTGCTGCTTGGCCTGTTGTAGGCATCTGGTTTACTGCTCTGGGTGTTTCTACAATGGCATTCAATTTGAATGGTTTCAATTTTAACCAATCTATTCAAGATAGTCAGGGTCATGTGATTAACACCTGGGCAGATGTATTGAATCGTGCTAATCTCGGGTTTGAGGTAATTCACGAAAGGAATGCACACAACTTCCCTCTGGATCTTGCAAGCACTGAAGCAACTCCTGTTGCTCTCAAGGCACCTGCAATTGGTTGATAAATCATAACATAAAATTAGAGGGGGATTGACTCCCTCTTTTTTTGTCTATATAATGGAGTTGTGTAAACTTATATGAAGTTTATTTTCACACTTCTAGCTACATTTTTCTTTACCCTTCCTGCTTGGGCAGTAGATGTTCAGATGGGCAACAACGGACAACTTGTATTTGAACCAAATGAGATTTCTATCAGTGCTGGTGATAGCATTCATTTTATCAACAATGTGCTACCTCCTCACAATGTTGTTGTTGACGGTCATCCCGAACTATCTCACAAAGGACTCGCTGTTATGCCTGGAGAATCCTTTGACATTTCTTTTGATACTCCTGGCGACTATACCTTTTGGTGCGATCCTCATAAAGCAGCAGGAATGATTGGACACATTCACGTTTCATAATATGCACACTCACGATCATAACACTTGTATTCACCTTATTCATATGTTTATTTGTTGCGTTGCTGGTCTAGGTATAGGTGCCCTTGCTTTCTGGGGATATAAAAAAATTCAAGAAAATAAAAATCATAATCCATGATTAGTTCAGAAACTCCACATAAACTTGCAGAAATTATTAGAGATACATGGCCTGGACTTTATAGACCTATCAAACAAAATGATGAAGATATATTAAAAGATGATGACAAAGAATTGAATGAATGATAAAGTTCTAAGAGTGAGAATACACCTATCTAAAAAAACTTTATTATGTTATTCACGGTGCATGGAGGTCATTATGCACAACTTAATTTCTTACAATCAACTTGCCTACTGGAAACAAACAGAGAGTGATATTAGAGAAAGTCCAAATGATATAGTTGCAGAATATTTTGAATGTTTGACAGAATGTGATGAGGATACTCAAAGTTGTAGGAGAATGTGTAGGTCTATTCTATCTTCATGATTGACAATTAAATAAAAGTAAGTTATACTGGGGGATATTAATGCCCCCTTTTTTGATGAAAAAATATAATGAGGAATATTATTCAGTGATTAATAAAAACACTGGAAAAAAGATTGTAGATTGTGCTAAAAAAGAAGATGCTTTAATGATGGTTTCTTTTGATCCTAAAAATAGAATTATTACTACAAATAAATTATTAATGGGACCTGTAGTTGATATTGAATCTCCAAAGGCACTTCCTACGAATGAGATTGTTAATTCAGATAGTAAGTGGGATGATCCAATTCCAGAAGGAGTTGATCCTTATAATCTAAGAGGAAGGCAACCGATGCAACCAGTTAAAAAACTTCCACAAGGAAAAGAAAAAGCTTTTATAGTTAATTGAATATGAAATTTTTTATAAATCTGGATAAGTTTAATTTTTTATTAAATTATAATATACTACCTCAAAATTATTTTGATGGATTTCATTACTACTTTTATTTTTGTTTACTTCCCTTTGAATTAAAATCTAAACTTTTTAATTATTTGAATGAAGAAAGTAAAAATATATTTTTTGATATATTTAATATAAATATCCCATTGTATGATTTATCTGAATGTGATTGTGTAGTTGATGTTCTTCCAGTCAAAGAAACAATAAACACATCAATAATTTCTTCCAATGAAACCATAGAAAAACAAACAATTACTTTTGATATTTTACAAGCAAAATCTCAAAATAAAAAAATCATACTGTTTCAAAATTCTGATGATAATAGTTTTTCTATTCCAAGTTTTTTTGATTCTGATATAATTTTATTTACTCCAAGTGGATATAAAAACAAAAAATCAAAAAATATTTTTGGATGCCCCACAGCAAATGCAGATTATTTTAAAGATGATTTTCTTGATAAGCAATTAACAGTAGGATTTTGTGGTCAAGTAAAAGATTATAATGAATGCTTTCATCGTTTTGGATGCAATACAGTAGAAGATGCTGAAAAATTTTATTTGGAAAATCCAAAATCTGATTCTAAACTTTTTAGATATAATGTTGTAAATCAATTAAAAAATTACTCATATTTTGATTTAATAGAAAGAGTATTTTGGGGTGGTATTAATGGTTATGATTACATATCAAAAGATAAAACAACACCAAATAAATTTAAAAGTGAGTATATTGATAACTTAAAAAATAATTTATATAGCCTCTGTGTTAGGGGAGCAGGTAATTTTTCTTTTAGGTTGCAAGAAACTTTTATGATGGGTAGAATACCTGTATTAATCGACACAGAATGTATTTTGCCTTTTGAAAATGAAATACCATATAAGACAAATACAGTTTATGTGACCAAAGAAAATTCTAATAATTTTACTGAGATTGATAAAGTGATTCAAAACTTTCATAATAGTCATACTGAAAAAGAACTATTAAATATTCAACTAAGTAACAGAAATATATGGGTAAATTATTTTAAAATGGACAGTTCTTTTAATAAAACTTTAGATCTTATACAAAGATATGAAATTACTTCATGTAGTTTTTTCCACTAATAGAGTAGAGTTTCTTCAAAAAACATTTGAGGCAAATAAAAAATTAGATTTCAGTGGATTAGATGTTCATCATTTGTTTATTGATGATTATCCCATGGGGAGAGATAATGATTCTTTAGCAGAGTTTGTTATTTCTCATGGATATAATGAATTAATTTTTCACGAAGAAAATTTAGGTATAACTAAAACCTGGAAACAACTTTTTGACCTAGTAAAACAAAGAGATTATGATTATATTTTTCATCATGAAGATGATGTAGAATTAATGAATCCATTAAAAGTTATTGATTTGATTGAACTTTTGCAACAAGACAGTACATTATCTCAAATACAATTAAAAAGAAATAATTGGTATGACTTTGAAACAGAAAAGATTGGTCCTAAAGATGATGATGTAATTTTTAAGGACTATAGATATGAAAAGGCAACTCCATACTTTTGGATGTTAATGTCTTTATACCCTGCATGGATTGCCAGAGAACCTATTTTTGAAGAAACAGGATTTAATCCATCAGAATCTGTAATTGCAAATTATCTTTTAAACAAGTATAATCTTGGTGCAGGTCTTTTAAAAACCTCAGAAGGAGAAATCATGGTGAATCATATTGGAGAGTATTTTCATGGGAAAAGAGTTGCAGAAAATGAACCAGGGTGGGAGGGATTTAAATATATTGACCCCAATATAAAATATTGTTCAAAAACAGGAGCTATAGTTGGATGAATGTAAATTTAATTATAGCTGATAATTTTTATAATAATCCTGATGATGTGAGAAGTTTTGCTTTATCACAAGAATTTTCAGTTCGTGGAAATTATCCAGGAATGAGAACTAAGTCATTTTTAAATGAAAGTAATAAAGAAGTGATTAATGATCTTCTTTCACATGCTGCTGGTGGAGTAACTGATTGGTTATTAGATGAAAATGGTGATGGATATACTGGAGCATTTCAAATCTGTACTGCTATGGATAGGACTTGGATTCACTCTGATTACAATAATATGTGGGCTGGTGTGTGTTATTTAACTCCAGATGCTCCTTTGAGTGGTGGAACTGCTTTATACAGACATAAAAGAACTGGAGAAAGAAAGTCTGTTGACAATGTTGACCATGGTGAAGATGGATATGATTATACAAAGTGGGAAGTTGTTGATAAAATAGGGAACATTTATAATAGATTGATTCTATATCCAGGAAAGTTATTTCATGCATCTATAGATTATTTTGGTGATAACATGTATAATGGTAGATTATTTCAAACATTCTTTTTTAATACAAGATATTGACAATGTTAGCATATGTAATTGGGTCAGGAACTGCAGGAGCAACTTCTGCTAGAATTCTAAAAGATAATGGTTGGAATGTAGAAGTATTTGAAACTAGGAAATATCTTTCTGGAAATTGTTATGATTATGTGGATGAAAAAACTGGATGTGTAGTTCATGCACATGGTCCACATGCTATTCATACTGACAGTGAGCGTGTTTGGAAATGGTTGAATCAGTTTGCCTCATTCAATAACTTCTCAGTTCAAGTCTGGGCAAATACAAAAATGGGTAGAATCCCAATTCCATATAATGATAATTCAGATAAAATTATTGGAAGAAGATTGGATGATACTGAAATCAAAGAATTAGTTTTCAGGGATTATTCTGAAAAAATGTGGGGAGTCAAAATGGAAGAACTTCCTATGGGAATTTTGAATAGACTTCCTGTAAGAAAGCCTGGAACTGATGGTTCTTTTACAACTCAAAAGTATCAAGGTCTTCCAAAGAATGGATTTGTAGATATGTTCAAAAATATCTTTGATGATATTCCAGTTCATTTGAATGTCCCAAAAGATGAATGGAAAAAACTCAAAGATAAATGTGATCTTTTAGTCTTTACTGGAAAGGTAGACAACTATTTCAATTATGAGTATGGAGCACTTTCCTATAGATCATTAAACTTTGAACACATCTATTGTCCTAAAACACTATACATTCAATTAAATGAGTGTAATAAGGATAATATGTGGAACAGAGCAATTGATCATTCCTATTGGTACAATCAAGATGTTGAGACTACAATAGTCACCAGAGAATACCCTATAGAACATGTTGAGGGTGTGAATAATCCTTACTATCCAATGATCTTTGGAAAATATTTGGAACAGTTTGAACAATATAAACCTTTAATGCAAGCAGAAAAAAGTACAGTTTTTGTTGGAAGAACTGCAACTTATAAGTATTTGACTATTGATCAGACTATTGCAAGAACTGCAAACAAACTAAAGAGAATGGGATTTGTGGATCACATTCTAACACCAAACACAGAGATTGAAGAATGAAAAAAACTAAACTATGCTTGAATATGATGGTGGGGAATGAATCTCACATTATTGAAAGGGTTTTAAATTCTTGTTATAAACATATTGATTATTGGATTATTCAATGCAATGGTTCTGATAATACCCAAGAGATTGTAGAAAAATTTTTTGAAGATAAAAACATTCCAGGATACTGTTATAATGTAGAATGGCAATATCCTGGATGGAATAGTGACCATTTAGTTCAAGAATGTTATAAAGCAAATCATCAGTGTGATTGGTTATTTAGAATTGATGCTGATGAACAATTGCAAGTAGATGATGATTTTGATTGGTCTGTATTAGAAGACACTAATGTTAAAGCTTGGAATGTTGTAGCTACAACTGGAAATGCTTCTTGGTTTAGGGCAAGATTGTGGAATGCAAAACTTCCTTGGAGATTTAAACACGATAAACGTCATGAGTGTATTATTCTTCCTGACTGTGGAGAAGATTTTGAACGTCCAAGTTTAGATACAAAATTTAGGCAGTTTATTACAAGTGAAGGAAATTCATATGTAGACCCAACTAAATTTTTGGTAGATGCTTTAGAATTAGAAGCACAACACCTCTCTAAAGGAACTTTACTGCAAGACTTATATCATTTTTTCTATGTGGGTAAAAGTTATAGTGATTGTTATAGCAGTGATTTCCCACTGGGACATGAGCATCAGAAAGAGTATGCAAGAAGGTGTATATTTTATTGCCAGCAATTTGTAGATTATGTAAATTCAAAGGATGAAGTAGTTTATTATGCACAATACTTAGTTGGAAATGCTTATAAATTCTGTAAGGATTATGATAATGCAATCAAAGCATATCAAAAGTGTTCTAATTACTGCATTGAAAGAAATGAACATTTCTGCGGACTTGCAGAAACATATTGGGAACTTGAAGATTTTGAAAATATGTTGTATTATACTAATATTCTTATGAATCCTTCTAGAAAAAATCCTTTTCCAAAATTAGTATTTTTAATTCATAATTCTGCTTACCATGATACTGGAGAATATGTTCAACACCTTCATAAATTAGCAACAGAAAACTTACAATGATGTTTTTAAGTAACAGTACAATCAATTACAATTTTGATAAAAGAATCTTTGTAGTAGATAACTTTTATACTGATCCCTATGCAGTTAGAGAGTTTGCTTTACAGCAAGAGTTTATTGCAGATTTGAGGTATTATAAAGGTAAAAGAACCCAAGAAAAATTTTTTGTTCCTGGAACAAAAAAAGTTTTTGAAAGTATTATTGGACAATCAATTTCTATTTGGGAAGACTATAATATGAATGGCGTCTTTCAAACCTGTAATGCAGAAGATCCTCTTGTATATCATACTGACCTACAACAGTGGGCAGGTATGGTTTATCTAACTCCTGATGCACCATTTCAATCTGGGACATCTATGTATGCACATAAAGAAACTAAAGCAAGACATTGCACTGACCCTGGGATTGACATTGCTTTTGATGGAGGATTTTATGATGGAACTAAATTTGAATTAGTAGATACTGTAGGAAATGTTTTTAATAGATTAGTTATCTTTAATGGTAAGTGTATTCATGCTGCATCTCAATACTTTGGTAAAGATGTAGAAGACTCAAGATTATTCCATATGTTTTTCTTTGATTGATATGAATTATAAGTTTAGTATTATTACTCCAGAACATAAAAAAGAAAATATTCCATTTTTGATAGAACTTTATGAAACTATCAAAGCACAAACATATACAAATTGGGAGTGGATTCTTTATCTAAATGGTAATTGTAAGGTTTCAAATCTTCCTCAAGAATTGAGAGATGATGATAGAGTTAAAATTCATAATGGTATTACTCACCCTAATATAGGATTTATTAAAAATAAAGCTTTTCAACTTGGAAGGGGAGATATTCTTGTAGAAGTAGACCATGATGATTTGTTATCTGAAGATTGTTTAGAGGAACTAAATAATGCTTTTCAAGATGAAGAAGTTGGATTTGCCTATAGTGAAGACCTTCTTTATGATATGAGAGGTGATGAACATAAGATTCCTTGGAATTCTGATAATGGGTGGACTTATAAGTGGATGAATTTTAGAGGGGAAGATTTTATTAAAATTGATGCCTTTCCTCCAACAAGTCATAGTATTGGTATTATTTGGTATGCTCCAGATCATGTAAGAGCTTGGAGAAAGTCTGTATATCAGGAACTTGGAGGTCATAATCCTGAATTAAATATTTGTGATGACCATGAGTTAGTAATTAGAACATATTTGAAAACAAAGTTTTGTTTTATTCCAAAAGTTCTCTATTATTATAGATGGCTTCCTGGAGGAGATAATACTCAACTTCAGAGAAATGAGGCAATTCAAATTAAAACTTTTGAATTGTTTCATCAATATGCACAGCAACTTGCTGAACGTGATGCTGATTTGAATGGATTAATGAAAGTAGACCTTGGAGGAGGATTGTTTCCAAGACCAGGATATGTTACAATTGACCAAGAAGGTGGAGAAATTACTTGTGATTTAAATGAGGGAATTCCACTTCCAGATAACAGTGTTGGCGTGATTAATGCAAGTCATGTAATTGAACATCTAAAAGACCCAATCAAAACTATGAGTGAAATTTATAGAGTTCTTTGTGATGGTGGTTGGGCATTTATTGAAGTTCCTTCTACTGATGGTAGGGGAGCTTGGCAGGACCCAACACACGTAAGTTATTGGAATCAAAATAGTTTTTGGTATTATACAAGAAGCGAAAAGGCACAATTTATTAGAAATACTTCAATCAAATTTCAAGAATTTAGATTGGATACAACTTGGTGGGAAGACAATATTGCAGTCACCAACGCTTGGTTATGTGCTATTAAATCAAACAAAAGACGTCCACATCCAGTAAGAATTTAAGAATTATGAATTTTACAGTTTACACTAAACATGGTTGCCCCTATTGTACAAAAGTACTTCAAGTTTTGTCTTCCTTAAGTGTGTCAAAAGGATATTCAATTAGAGAATATGTTTTAGGAACTCATTTTACTAAAGAAGATTTTTATGCAGAGTTTGGAGAGGGGTCTACATTTCCTCAAGTGATTGCAGATGATAAGCATCTTGGTGGATGCTCTGATACAGTTAAGTATCTCAAAGAAAATAATTTAGTTTGAAGACCTTGATAAATAGTCGTAATACTCCTCCCATTAACAGGGGTGTTGAATTAGTATTAAAAAGGAGGACCCCAAACAAAAAAACATTTTCAATATGTTTTGAGAGGGTGGTTCCTTTCTTTAAAAAAGAAATAACCATCTACTTTAATTTTTCCTTGAATATAGGAAAACAAAAGTAGTTTAGGAGAAGTACTATGTTAGCATTAACCCTTGTTTTTTCAGTATTATTTGTTATTTTTGGTGTGATGATTGGATTCTTATTTGGATGGGCTACTAAACAGCATCTTTCCCAAAGAGAACCATACACATATCATCCAGAAATGTTTGATGAAAATGGAAATGTTCTTCCAGATGAACTCATAGCATTTAGATTTGAAAATACTGATATGTTAGAGGAGGATGAAGATTCTGAAGATTAATTAATGGAGTTGACTTATGAAATTACCACCAGATTTATTGGTGTCTGAAATCATTCAAAGAGTTTCTAATGCAAAAACTAGAGACGAAAAGATACATATTTTAAGACATTATGACAGTCCTGCTCTAAGGTCTGTTTTAATTTGGAATTTTGATTCAAGAGTTGAATCAGCACTTCCAGAAGGAGAAGTTCCTTACAATAAAAATGATGCCCCTATTGGAACAGAACATACAAAACTGATTCATGAGTGGAGAAAGTTTAATTACTTCGTAAAAGGAGTAAGCGATATTAAACAAACTAAAAGAGAAACCATGTTCATTCAGATGTTGGAGGCACTCCATGAGTCTGAAGCAGAACTTATGTGTCTTTTGAAGGATAAGCAGCTGCATAAAAGATATAAACTCACTAAAGTAGTTGTTCAAGAAGCTTTTCCTGATATTATTTGGGGATGATAAATGGAGGGGAGTATTAAAATTATACATAAAAACTGTGATTCATCTTTATCGAAAGATAAATCCCTCCCAATTAATTCCTATTTGGTGAAGTATTGTTCTGTGGATAAAATTATGTATGATATTGTCCAAGGAACTCGTGTCAATATTTTTGACCATTATTATGATGAATATGGAAAGGTCCTTGCAATAAATTGGACTGATGGTAGAGTCAATCCAAAAATTTATGGATCTACACCAAAGAAAAAGGGTAAGTGATGGGAAAGCATTATTTGTTAAATCTATATGGATGTTCATTTGTCATTCTTGATGATGAACTTTGCCTTATAGATTTGTTAGAAAATGCAGCAGCAGCAAGTGGTGCAACTGTGGTTCAGACCATCTCAAAAAAGTTTGAACCTCAAGGGGTCACAGTGCTTTGCTTACTGTCAGAAAGTCACATTTCAATTCATACTTGGCCAGAGGAAGGAAAGGCAGCAGTAGATGTTTATACTTGTGGAGATTGTAATCCAAAAATTGGATGTGATATAATCATACAACAACTTTATGCAACCAGTCATACTCTGAGTTACATAGAAAGATAACACTAAATATGTAAATAAAAGGAGATTCTTATGCTATCAACCCAATATCGTCTTCGTCTTGAAGCAATCTGTGAGAAGATTGCACAACATCAAGAGGTGAGTCTAGAAGATATGATTTGGGCAGAGAAGTTAGCAAAGGCAAATCGTTCTGCTGCTACAATCTTGAGGCAGGCAAGAAGACGTGCAGAGAACCCTGATATGCAGGAAGGAGATTTAGATGATTTTTTGAATCAACTTGATATTGGTGGACTGGGACATGAAAGATTTGGTAGAGGAAGATTTGATGGTCCAGATGATATAGTAGAATGGTTTTGTGAAGATAAACCAGATGACTGGAGGCAAAGAGATTAATGACCTACGAAGAGTTTTTGGATCAACCAACAACATTCTTGGATGATATGGAAAAACTCTTTATTATTAAACATAAGTATAGATTGGAATTTACTGAGCAAGAGCAAGAAATAAACCAACACCTTTTAACATACTCTGAAGAAATGAAGCTCAATGAGTTGAGGGGAAAATTTGAAAGGTGTTGGGAGATTGAATAAAATTGTATCAAAAGATACAAAATTACTTGTATACATAAAACACGTTCATTTGCTATCTGCAAATAGCAAACGGAAGTAGGAAATCCGAAGGAACGCACCATTACACTTAAGTAAAGGAGCAGACCTATGAAAATTACTTTTATTCAATATTTAAAAAATAAAGCAAAGAAAGAATCTAAACTTCACAATGCCCAAGTGAATATGGCAAAAGCCAAATATCAAGTTGTATAATTAAGGAGGGGAATTGACTTCCCCTCTTTTTTTGTGTAAAATTTGGAGGATAATAATAAATTAAATGGATAAAGAAAAAGTTAGAATGATTGTTAGAAACATGGAACTTCTAGTCCAATCTTTAAAGCACGAAATAGAAGAACCTCCTATGCAAATTTCAATGGATGAAGATTCTATGGTGACTCCTTTTACTGAAGATTATGATGAGGTTTTTAGTTGATGAAACTTAAAAAAATGGTAAAGTATCTGAAAAGGATTACAGAAGAACAATCTTCAATTTATACTGAAAAAGAATTAAATTATATGAAGCATCAACTTGATGTGATTGAAAGTGAACTTAAAAGATTAGAACATAGAGATTACAAAGGATTTGGTAAAAAATGACTGTCAGACTTATTAGCGTTACTCCAGATGCAGAAAGGACTATGGCATATATTGCCAGGGTTTCTAATCCTTCTAACCAGGATAATGAAAACTATGCAGGACTTCTTCGTTATTGCATTAAGCACAACCATTGGTCTGTGTTTGAACAGTCTTCTATGAGTCTTGAAATTGAAACTACAAGAGGAATTGCTGCTCAGATTCTCAGGCACAGATCTTTTACATTTCAAGAGTTTTCTCAAAGATATGCTGATACTAGCTTGCTGACTGAGAAAATTCCTATCCCAGACTTACGTAAACAAGATACAAAAAATCGTCAAAATTCTACAGATGATTTGGGAGATTATGTAAAACTTAAGTTTCAAACAGAAATTGCAGAACATTTTACACAAGCAAATAATCTTTATAAAAGAATGTTGGAAGCAGGTGTAGCAAAAGAGTGTGCAAGATTTGTTCTTCCTTTAGCAACTCCAACAAGAATTTATATGACAGGTTCTTGTAGAAGTTGGATTCATTATATTAATCTTAGGTCTGCTAATGGAACTCAAAAAGAGCATATGGACATTGCTTTGGAATGTAAGAAAGTGTTTGTAGAGCAGTTCCCTTCAGTCTCAGAAGCTCTTGAATGGGTCTAAATAATACATATTGATTTTTAACTTATGGCAATTTATCCTATTGTTCATGTAGAAACTGGCGAAAAGAAAGTGATTGAAATGAGTGTTCATGATATCACTCAGTGGTATAAAGACAATCCTGAATGGAAAAGGGATTGGTCTGAAGGATGTGCAACTCCAGGGGAAGTTGGTGATTGGCGTGATAAACTAATCAGCAAAAAACCTGGATGGAATGATGTTCTTGAAAAAGCAAGTAAAGCCCCTGGTTCACGAGTAAAGAAAATCTAATGGCAAGAAACAGAAGAAGAAACTCAGGAGATTCTCCTATTGGAATTGGTACTACAGCAAGAAATAGAAAAAAAAGGAAACCAATTAGTTCAGAAAGTTTAGTTGATATTCAACCATTAACTAAAAATCAAACAGTTCTTTTTGATGCTTATGATTTGAATAAGCACCTTTTTGTTTATGGTTGTGCTGGTACAGGAAAAACATTCTGTGCTTTGTATCTGGCACTCAAGGATGTTCTTGATGAACTAACTCCTTATGATAAGATTGTAATTGTCAGGTCACTTGTTGCCACAAGAGAGATTGGATTTCTTCCTGGAGACCATGAAGACAAGTCATCACTTTATCAGATTCCATATAAGAATATGGTAAAGTATATGTTTGAACTTCCTAGTGATTCAGATTTTGAAATGCTCTATGGAAATCTGAAGACACAAGAAACAATTAAGTTTTGGAGTACATCTTTTATCAGAGGTACAACTTTAGACAACTCTATTATTATTGTGGATGAATGCCAGAACTTGAATTTCCATGAACTTGATAGTATAATTACAAGAGTTGGTGACAACTCTAAGATTATGTTCTGTGGTGATGCTACTCAAACAGACCTTACTAAGTCTAATGAAAGAAATGGTATTCTTGATTTTATGAAAATCATTCAGAGAATGCCAGAGTTTGAGTGTGTTGAATTTGGTGTTGAAGATATTGTTCGTTCAGGACTTGTCAAATCTTATATTGTAAATAAAATGGCAGCAGGATTTTAATGTTCAATCATATTGATATGAATCTTCCCAAACTTGAAAGGGAAGAAATTGATGGAGTAAGATATTACAGACTGCCTGGGGAAGACAAACTCTCCAGGTTAGTTTCTATTACATCAGTCACCAGTTTTCACAATAGACATATCTTTGAAGAATGGAGAAAAAAGGTAGGTGAAGAAGAAGCAAATAGAGTTAACAGACAGGCAACAAGTCGTGGAACTGATTTGCACACTTTGGTTGAGGGACATTTAAATAATGCTGAAACTCTTCCACAAACTCAACCCCTTTCATATTTCTTATTTAAAAATCTCAAAAAAGAGTTAAAAAATATAAATAATATCTATGCTCTTGAAAGTTCTCTTTATAGCAAACAGTTAGGTATTGCAGGAACTGTAGATTGTATTGCAGAATATAATGGTGAACTTGCAGTCATAGACTTTAAGACATCAAAGAAACCAAAACCAAAAGAGTGGATTGAACATTACTTTGTTCAGTGTGCTGCTTATGCTTGTATGTTCTATGAGATAACAGATATTCCAGTCAAAAAGTTAGTTATCTTAATGGCATGTGAAGATGGGGATTGCGTTGTGTATGAAGAGTATGATAAAATGAAGTATATTAAGTTACTTAATGGATACATTAAAGAGTTTATTCAATCAAAATTAAAAGAATATGGAAGATAAATTAAAAGATGCATTAGAATTAAAGTTCTTATGCCCATCAAAGTTTGCACAAATTATTGAAGAGATTGTGAAAACTAATGATGATATGAATTACATAGATGCAATAGTTTTTTACTGCGAACAAAATAACTTAGAGGTTGATTCTGTAAGTAAGCTGATTAGCAAACCACTGAAAGAAAAGCTTAAGTGTGATGCCATTAATTTAAATTTTTTAAAAAGAACATCTAGAGCTAAACTTTTAATATGACACCTTTTGATGCCTATAAAATTTATCTGGCACTCAAAAATCATTTCAGTAAACCAAAGTATGATTACTTCAAATATGCAGGTAAGTCAAGAGCATCAGTAGAATCATTCAATAAACGCAAAGATAAGTATTGGTTTGAAAGAATCAGTAGACAGAAGAATGATGATGAGGTAAAAGATTTTTTTCTCTCAAACTTTGTTGCTTTAGATAATCCACAAGCAGTTTGGATTGGTCAACTGATTAGAGAAGGTGAGAGTTGTTATAAAGAATGGATGAAAAGACAACAGAGTTTGATGTATATCTTCAAACAGGAATCTGAAAGTTTGTTGTCTGAAGGCAACCTGGAGGAAATTCTTGATGCCTCAAGGCAACATCCAATCATTCTTAAAAAATTCCTGAGTGGAAATATTTGTATAGAAACATTTACTATTTGGAATAAAATTTTCCTCTTCAGGAATAAATTTGACCAACAACTTTTAGATCCAGTATGGGAGATAGTGTCTTTAAAGATACAAAAGTATTCACCATTTCTAAATACTGATGTAAAGAGCTATAAAAAAGTTCTAAAGAGTATTGTAGAGAGGTAATATGGATTTCTTTGATTCAGAGATTGTTCAGAATGAAATGAAGACTATTGAAAGACTTCAAAGGGAATTGACAAGAAGCGTATTGAGATTCCCTATTATGTCTAAGGATGAGAAGATGGAACATGTAAATCTTCTGTCTGATTTGTTAGAGAAGCAAAAGATATTGTATACAAGATTGACTCTTTCTGATGATCCTAAGGCAATTGAAATGAAGGAAAGAATTATAGAGTCATCAAGACTTTTGGGATATGGAGATCCATCAGACATGAATAAGTTGTTTGATAATATGCAGAATGTCATTAAGAAAATTAAAAGGGAAGCGGAGGTTGACAGATAACCTTCGCTTTGTTATGATATCTGTGGATAAACAATCCAATTAATCCAATCAATCCGAGGTAATCCAATGTCGTTTACTGAACTTAAAAAGAAATCTACTCTGGGTTCTCTGACTTCTAAACTTGTTCAAGAAGTAGAGAAAATGAATTCATCATCTAGTGGATCTACAGATGATCGTTTCTGGAAACCAGAAGTAGATAAATCAGGAAATGGATTTGCAGTAATTCGTTTTCTGTCTGCACCACAGGGGGAAGATCTTCCTTGGGCAAAAGTCTATACCCACGCCTTTCAAGGTACTGGTGGATGGTTTATTGATAACTGTCTGACTACCATCAATCAGAACTGCCCAGTTTGCGAAGCAAATCGTGAACTTTGGAATACTGGCAGTAAAGCAAATCAAGATATTGTTCGTGATCGTAAGCGCAAATTGTCTTACTATTCCAATATCTATGTTGTTCAGGACAAAGCACATCCAGAAAATGAAGGAAAAGTTTTTCTTTACAAGTATGGTAAGAAAATCTTTGATAAGATTATGGCTGCTATGCAACCTGAGTTTGATGACGAAACTCCAATCAATCCTTTTGACTTCTGGCAAGGTGCAAACTTCAAACTGAAGATTACCAAGAAGGATGGTTATTGGAACTATGATAAATCAGAGTTTGGTGATCAGGCACCACTCTTTGATGATGATGATGCTATGGAATCTGTCTGGAAGAAAACTTATTCTCTTGTAGAATTTACTGATCCAGAGAAGATGAAAACCTATGAACAACTTTCTACTCGTCTGAAATCTGTTCTTGGTCAAAAAGTATCCAAACCTGTAGATGAATCCTTTGAAGACGAGGACGATGATCGTGGACCTTCTCCTACTGTAGAGGAGGTTGTGCAGGGAAAGTCTGGTGGAACTCCATCACAAAGTCGTTCTGCATCTTTTGAAGAAGAAGATGATACTCTGAGTTATTTCCAGAGGCTAGCTGAGGAATGATTATCTTGGGGAGAGAACTCTTAAGTTCTCTCCCTTTTTAGTATTATCATCTACATATTGTGAAGAGAATCCATAAGACATAATTCTTCTCATATCATCAATTGCAGTTTGTAAGAATCTTTGACGAAGAACATAGATATTTCTTTTCTTATCATTCTGTGCAATCTCATATTCATATATACTTACAAGTTTGACTGGATTCTCTGTGAGGGTAAGTCCAGATAAGTCGTCAGTATATGTAATTGAGAAATCAGAATCTACAATTTTACCTGCAGGAATGATGAGTTTCCCTCTTGAATCAATTACTGCAGTAGTTTCATAGTGATGTGGAGATGTAAGTTCTGCTTCTGTATATTTTCTTTCTAAGTATGTTGAGAACTCTGAATCAGACAGTGGCCATTCAGTTCTTACATTTAGAATGTTATTTGAGATAAGAACTACCCAATCATAAGTAGGACTTCCATAAAGTTTTTCTGCTACTTGTTCAGGACGTTCTTCTCCAATGATTTTGTATTTTGTAAAGACGGTGGCATTTTGAAAGAAGTCATCACGAATTTTTGCTCTTCTAAAGAGATTTTTGACTCTTGCATAATCATATGAAGAGTTTCTGTTTGGTTGTTGGGACTGATAAAGTAAGTCCGATACTTCTCTGAAATATGTCATTTCTTATGGTAAATTTGGATAAAAACGTTGTTTATATTGTTGGAAAGTTAATGTAGTTTCTCTTCTTAAAAACTTTTCGTTCCATTCAGAATATACTCCTTGTTCTCCAGCTCTTCTTGCAGTTCCTTCTCCACCAAGAACTGGTGCTCTTCCTGATCTTTGATTGAGTGATGGATTTCCTGAAACAGCCTCAGTAGATGTAGGTGGTGTTGTTGTTGATCTTTCAGGTATTTCATACTGGAATGCTTCAAATCCAGGATTCTTGGATGTTCCTCTATCTGGACCAACAGTGTCAGAATTTAAATTATATTGATCATTATATACTGGAGTAAGTTCAGCAAATCCTAATTGAAGGGTAACTGCAATTGGTTGAGATCCTGTATTTGGATCAATATAAGCTGCATAAAATCCATCAGGAGTATAATTAACTTGGCAAGTTACTAATGCACAAGTTTTATATTCAACTAAACTTCCAAGGTTATTTTCTGCAGACTTAAATTGAACTTTAAAAACATTTGGAGTTCCTAAGAAAAAGGATTGCTCTGACTGCAAACTTCTTCTTGGAGACATTCCTTTTTTAAAAAATTTAATAATTTTTCTTATTTGGAATGCTTCTTTAGAACTTCTTGGAGTTAGTTTGAATGCCATTTCAAATGATCTTAATTTTGGTCCATTAAATAAAAGTTCTAAGTTTGGATTTGGAATTGTTCCAGTTGCTCTTGTAATGTATGACTCAGGATTAATTTGAATTCCTATTTTTTGAATTACACTTGCAGCAGCTCTTGTAGTTAAATATGTTTTTGTTCTTCCTTCTACTCCAGTGTTTGTAAGTGTATCTTTAAGAGTTCCTATTAATTCTCCAGCAGATCCAATAATATCTCCTCCTCCTGCTTTTGCAACTGCTTCAGCACCACCAGTCATTAATGCAGCAGCAATAGAAGATAAATTATCAGACCCCCATCCAGTTTGATTTGTTTCAGTTAAATTGTTGACCATGGGCAAAGTGACAGATCCTAAAACATCTGTGTATGCAATGTCTTGAAATGTTGATAAATAACCACTTAAAATTTTATTAATATCTCCATTATTTCCTCCTACACTGAGAAAATCTGGACTTTTATATCTATATTGAGTTATATAAACATAATCTTGATTTGGAGTTTTTCCAATATCTTCTGGGTAATAAAGATTTCCATAATTGTTATCTTCTTGATATAAAGATTCGCTGGTTGGAATAGCATCAGAAGAAATTTGAGTTTCTCCTCCAGTAGATGAACTTCCGTTTGGTCCTGGAGTATATTGAGCAGCACTTGGATCAGTGTTTGGTGTTGCCATTTATCTACCCCACACTCTTTGCGATTGAATTGGTATTTCTACCCCACCCAAGTCCCTTACAAATTCTTCTACTGGTAGTAGACACATGGTTTGCCATTCTTGCTGTGCTAAAATAAGATAAGGACTTCTTACCTCTGATAATAAGTATTTATGTGCTCCTTTGGTAAACCTTGGAATCCTATCTTCTGCCAGTGTCATAGCAATTCCCATACGTTCTTCTGGAGAATAGTAGTGTAGATTGACTCCAAAGAATGATTTACCATCTATTTCTAGAACAAATACTAAAGGATGTTTGTCATAGTAAGGAAGATCTCTTCTCCACTTTGCTTTATAATCATAGTACATTAGATTGTATAATCTTGGAAATGATGTGACTTTGTTTTCATCACGTTCAAACACATCTCCAACATCATCAGACCTTTCATCCGTGATGATATTTTTTGGTGCAGCATTTTCTAACTCTCTTCTATACCATTCTCTGGATTTACTTTTACCCCCAGTCTTTTCTTGTATTTGTTCAAAGAGTGTTTTATATGCCAAGATTATCCTCCGTTAGAATCTGAAACTCCCATCTTCTATCAGCACAAAATTCTTTTGCAGATTTCCACTTTGCTTGATTCTTTGCAAACTCTTTGATCTCATACATTTGCTTTTGAGTCATTCTTTTTTGTGGTTTAGGACCTTCAACTTGCCTTTTTGGTTTGACTTCAATCAAACTTTCTTTAAGATTTCCCTTTGAATCTTTATACTTAATATAAAAGTCAGGATAATATTTGTGAACTCTTCTGTCTATTGGGGATACATAAGGAATCCAGATTTCCTCTGAAGCCCACTTCAAAATATTTTCATTTACATCACAATAATACATAAACTTTCTTTCCCACAAAGACCTGTAAATAATATTGTTTGGGTCACCAATATACTTTTGTGGATTTGAAGGTTTATATATTCCCTTATAGCTCATACATATAATATAGGCACTTCAAAGTATTTAGATGGTAGCAGTATCACCAAACAGTTCTTATATTAATACAGATCTTTACAACAAATATACTGATGAAGTCATTTATGGTATTTTAGGATCTCTATCACTGTCGTCTACTTTTGCAGTTAATATTAAAGATGATAGAAATGCTGCCAGTGCAACCCCAGTTTCTTTTTTAGCTTATGAAGCATCACTTCCAGGAACATCTTTTCAAACTACAGATGTATTTGGAGATAGGCAAGGAGTTACTGAAACATTTGCAAACAGAAGAACTTTTTCTCCAGTAGATATTAGTTTTTATGTTCAATCAAGCTATCAAACAATTGGATATTTTGATGATTGGGTTAGAAGTATATCTCCATTAAATGGGGGAGAACTTCAACAAACCTCATACTTTAAATTTGCATATCCAAATACATACAAAAAAAATATTAACATTATAAAATATGAAAGGGATATAAGACCTTCAAGTGAAAGATTAAAAGAAGGTGGTGGATTGAATGACCCAAATTCAATTACATATACATTAATTAATGCTTATCCAACTAATGTAAGTGCTATTCCAGTTTCATTTGATCAATCTTCTGTTTTAAGAATGTCTATTACATTTAATTATGATAGGTACACCATTCAACAACATGCTGGACAAAGATATAAAGCATCAGTAGTTACACCATAAATAATCACACCTGAATTGTATATTTTAAAATGCCTTTACCAAAGATTGTAACTCCAACTTATGAGTTGATTCTACCTTCAAATAAAAAAGCAGTTAAGTATAGACCATTTCTTGTTAAAGAAGAAAAAATTCTAATTATTGCTATGGAGAGTGGTGATACTACTCAGATTACAAATGCAGTTAAGGATGTATTAAAAAATTGCATTTTAACCAGAGGAATTAAGATTGATTCACTTCCAAGTTTTGATATTGAATATTTGTTCTTAAATATTAGAGCGAAGTCAGTTGGTGAATCAGTAGAATTAATTGTTACTTGCCCTGATGATGGAGAAACTCAAGTTGAAGAAGTTGTAAATATTGATGAAATTGAGGTTGTTATTCCAGAGAATCATACTTCAGAAATAAAAGTTGATGATACCATTGTCATTAAGATGAAGTATCCATCACTTCAAGAATTTATTGACAACAATTTTGATTTTAAAAATTCATCTAATAGTGAAGATACTATCAACAAATCTTTTGAAATTGTAGCATCTTGCATTGATATGGTTTATACAAAAGATGAATCTTGGTCAGCAAGTGATGTAACTAAAAAGGAAATTGTTGAATGGTTAGGGACATTTGATTCAAATCAATTCAAAAAAATTGAAAACTTTTTTGAAACTATGCCCAAACTTTCTCATACTTTAAAAGTTACAAATCCAAAAACTGGTGTTGAAAGTGAAATAGTTTTGGAGGGTTTGTCCAGTTTTTTCGGATAGTCATTAGTCATGAAGATTTGGAATCATACTATAGGATCAATTTCGCTCTCATGCAGTATCATAAATACTCTTTGAGTGATATTGAAAGTATGATGCCTTGGGAACGTGAGATCTACTTAGCTTTGTTAGAAAATCATATTAAAGAAGAGGAAGAAAAAGCAGCTAAGGCAAATAGATGAATTCAGAAGATTTAAAAAAAGAAAGAATTAAAAAATTCTTAGGAGCATCTAAAGAATCTGGATTCACTTCGAAAAAAATTAAATATAAGTTTACTAGTTTATCTGGAATTATTCCTAAAAGATCTCTTCCTGGAGATGTAATCCAAAAGATTTCTAATGATCAAGATGTAGAACAAAAAGCAATACAAGAAAATATAGAAGTTCCCAGAAGAGTTATATCTTCATTAGGAAAATTAACTTTAGATCTTGAAATAGTTAATAATAATTTAAGTAGAATTTCAGAAATCATTAAAGATGATTTCAAAACTACAAAAGAAATTAATAAAAAGGAAGTTGAAGAATATAGAAAAAGAATAGCGAATAGAGGAAGAACTTTAGGAAAGAAAGAATTTGGAGATAGGAAAACTGATCTTGCTGGACTTATTAAAAAGTATGTAGGATCATTTTTCAGTGGGGCAGGAGGTGCTATTAGATCACTTGCTGGATTGAATATTCTTGAAGGCATAATGACAGGAAATCCAATAAAAATATTGGGAGGATTGACTGGAATCACAGCATCTTATCTTCCTGCTATTGGAATGGCTGTTGGTGGAAAAGTAGTTCAAAGTATTTTTAAAGGTGGAGCAAGAGCAACAGGAGGATTTTCCAGAGGAGCAAGACCATTAGCAGGATTAGCAAGAGGTGGTGGGAGATTGGCATTAGGAGCAGGTCTTGCTACTGCTGCATTTGCTATTGGAAGTAAAATCTTTGGTGGTGGAGGACAAGCACAAAGAGTTCAAGATATTATAACCCCAAAGCAAGAGGGTGAAGGTGGAGCAGATTTATTAATGCCTGCTGATCTATTGAAGAAGTTTGATGAAATAAACAAAAAGTTTGAACAATCTGTAGATCGTCTTTTAAGTAGAGGAGGAGGAGATCCTGGTGATGGAAATATAGACACTTCAGGATCTTTTTCTGGATCAACAAGATCTCAACAAGCATTTTCTTATTTTCAAAGTAAGGGATTATCTCCACAAGTTTCTGCAGGAATAGTTGGAAATCTTTTACAAGAAAATCGTGCAATGGATCCAACTTTGACAAATTCAATAGGAATGAAAGGAATTGCTCAATGGGATCAAAATAGATGGAGAAATTTGGAAAGATTTGCAAAGGAAAAAGGATTAAGTCCTAATGATTTTCAAACACAATTGCAATTCATTTATAAAGAATTATCTACTAGTGAAGGTGGATTAAGTCTATCCACATTACAATCTCAAAAAAATCTTGAATCTGCTGCTGTTATTTTTAGAAAGCAATATGAAAGGCCAAGTGAAGCAGAAGCAATGGATATTAATAGAATTGCATTTGCTAGAGATGTTTTAAATTTATATGGAAAGGGTGGATCTTCTACAACTCCTCCACCAGCACCAATTTTGCCTCCTCCAACTTCATCTCGTGGGAGATTAGCATTGACTGCACCCCCAATGAGAAGTGGACCAACAATAGTTCCTCTTTCTGTTGGAGAAACTGAATCTCCTCAAACATCATCATCAATTTCAAATAATGATGTAGTTCCTGCAATCAATACAACTTATTCTGAAAACTTTTTAGCATTATATTCAAAATTAATCTATCAGATTGTTTGATAAATGGATACTCAAACACTTTTAAATGCACCAGCAGTAAAACCAAGAATTGTTGTTAAAGTATCTAAAATAAACAATCTTGTCAAAGTTTCTAATCAATCTAAAAAAACATCAATCAAGTTAAGAAAATTATTTGAAACAAATACTTATCAAAAAAGAACACAATTATCTGTTCTTAATAGGTATAAAAAAAGATTAGATGCAATCAATAAAGATAATGAAAAGAGATTAGAAAAAAGAAAGAAGGATAAATCAAAAGGAATTTTTCCAAAAATAAAACCTTTTGTTGGAACATTTTTTAAACCAAATGCAGACCCATTAAAGTCAATAGCACAACTTGCTGTATTTAATTCTGTAACTAAATTGGCAAGGGGAGATGTAATGGGAACAATTGGACCTGGATTGACTGCTGCATCTATTTTATTTGGACCAAAACTTTTAAAAATGGGTGGAAGTGCTTTAATGAGGGGAGTTATAAAATCTGTTGAAGTTGCTAAAGTTCCATCTACAGAAACTAAAGTATTAGGTTCTGGAGAAAGAGCAACTGCAAGAGGAGTAGGAGAATCTGCAGAAGGAGTTGGTAGAGGTGGACTTAGATTTCTTGGTCCAATATTAAATGTTGCCTTGGCAGCTTGGGATTTTCAAAATAGAAGACAAGAGGGGCAAAATATTTTACAAGCAGGACTTGGAGCAGGAGCGGGAGCAATAGGTGCTTATGCAGGATTTCAAGCAGGAGCAGCATTAGGTGCTGCTATTGGATCTGCTTTTGGTGGAGTTGGAGCAATTCCTGGAGCAATTATTGGTGCTGTTGTTGGTGGTGCTGGTGCTTGGTTAGGGGGATCACTTGCTGGTGGATTGGTAGATATGATTACTGGTGCCAATAAATCATCAGGGACATTTGGAAATAAATCTTTTGCAAGTTCATTAGACAAATATGAAAAGGTAGTCAATAAGTTTTCTTCATATTCATTTACAGTCACTCCTCCATCTCCAATAGTTCCTCCAGGTCCGATAGTTCCAGGAGAAATGCAACAAGTTGGGCAATATAGAACTGGCACTATTTCTGGACAACAGTATGGAGATCCAAGACCAGGAAGACAACACGCTGGAGTAGATTTGGATTTAGGACCAAGAGACAAGCAAGTTACATTTCTAGGAGGAACTGTAAATTATATTGGTAATAACCCTGGAGGATATTATACTTTTGTAGATATTATGACACCAACTGGATATATTGAAAGATTGGCAGAACTTGGATCTCTTGCACCAGGAATTAAAGTTGGAGCAAGAGTAGCACCAGGACAAGTAATTTCTACTGGAGAAGGTCCCACAGGAGTAACTCATTTAGAATATAGAAAACCAGGAACATCTGGATTTTCTGGAACAGTAAATCCTTTAGAGTTTTTAAAAAAACAAAATGTGATTTCTGGAAAGGGGAACCTTAATTATAAAACAGCAAGATCTTCTTTTGGATTAACAACTCCTCCACCAAAATTAAGAGAGGTTGCTTCTTATACAAATTATTCTCCAAGTCCATATAAAAGGGGTGAAGTTATTCCATTACCTATTCCTCAACAAATGCAGAGGATGATGCAACCTACAGAGACAGAATCTATGATTCTTCCTGGTCCTTCTGAACAGGAACTGTTAAATAGTTTTTATAAGAGAGTACTTCTGAATACTGTAGCATAATGCAATCATATCTTAATTATAAAATTAAACAATTTTTGATTGAATCTTATGATGGTTCATCTATAATTGATGTGACTCAATGCGTTTCTTCTGTGCAGTACTATGAAGATTTATTTTCTCCAGCAATTTTTGTATCTATTCTTTTGGTTGATACTGAAGGAATTCTAACAAGATTGACAAATAAAAATTCTTCTATGCAACCTGGAATTAAAGGTGGTGAAAGAGTAAGTTTAGAAATAGAACAACCAGCAACAGGACAACTTATTAAACTTGATGAAACTAAGAATACTTATTACATCTATAAAGTTTATGCTTCAACAACTGAATCTACCAGAGAAGCATTGATTGTAGAGTTGTGTCCTGCTGAAGTTTTTAAAAATGAAACCTCAAGAGTAATTAGAAAATATAAGGGTAATATAAAAGATAGTGTTAGCACTATTTTAAAGGATGTTTTGCAAACCACAAATTATAATGAAAAGAATATAGAACCAACATCAAACAGTTATGTATTTTATGGTAATATAAAAAGACCTTTTACTGTATTGACTTGGTTATGTCCTAAGTCAATACCAGCAGCAATTTCTAATACAACCTCTTCTAGTCCAACACAAGGTACTGCAGGATATCTTTTTTATCAAAACAAAGAAGGATTTAATTTTAAAAGTATTGACACATTAATGAGTGGATTTGAGGCAAATACAGCAAATAAAAAAAATATTATCAAGTATGTATATAAAGCTAGAACTGATGTAGCAGCAGATCCAAATTCAAATTTTAAAGTATTAACTGTTCCAGTCTTTGAAAAAAATGTAAATATTATGGAAAACTTGAGAATTGGTATGTACTCAAGTTTGAATTACTTTTTTGATATTGATGGTAGAAAGTTTTATGAACACACATATACACTTAAAGATAGTTATAAATTAATGGATCATGCATCAAGCTCAAATGTAACTCCTCCAGTTCCTTTAGAGTTGGATTCTAAAGAGCATCCTTCCAGATTGATGGTTAGAATTCTTGATAATTATAACTCAGATCCCGCAAACACAAGCAGAGAATCTGCACTAAATAACGAAGATAAGACTCCTTTATATCAAGCAGCATCGCTGTCCAGATATAACTTAGCTTTTTCTCAGAAATTAAATATTACAGTCCCACTAAATTTAAATCTAACTGTTGGTGATATAATTGAACTGGATTTTGGTACTATAACTAAAAGTGAAAGTGAAAGGGGAACAAAAGATCAGTTAAAATCTGGTTATTATTTAATTAAAGAGTTATCACACTTATTCGAACAAAACCAAGGATATACTGGTCTTAAACTTATCAGAGATTCCTATGGCGCTCCACCACAATGACCAACATCAACGATCACATTCAAAAAGATAAAGATGAACTTCATAATCCAATGATTTCATCTCAAAGACGTAGACATGTAGAAGATGAATTAAAATCTTTAGAAACCTATCATGCCAATCATCCTGAAGATGATCATGATCCAAGTTCTTTAGAATTGTACTGTGATCAAAATCCAAATGCATTAGAGTGTAGGGTGTTTGACTTATGATGCTTGAACAATCCCTAATTAGTCCCAACTTTTTAGGAAAAGAATCTTTTAGGTGGTTTATAGGATTAGTAACTCAATATGTTTCTGTCTTGGATTCTTCTCAAGATAAAGTTGGTTCGGGATTTAAAGCAAAAGTTAGAATTATAGGATATCATCCAGATTCAAATAAAGTAATTCCTGATGATGAACTTCCTTGGGCACATGTTTTAGTTCCTTTAAATATGGGAACTGGAACTGGAGGAAATGTTTTCTATAATGTTCCTAAAGGAGGAGAAACAGTTATAGGATTTTTTATTGATGGTGACAATGGACAACAACCAGTCATCATAGGTGCTTTAGGGTCTGGGTATACAATAGAACATTCTAATGGATGGAATGAAGGTACAAATGGATTTAAACCATTTAAGAAAAGAACTACATCATTTAATCCAAACAATAAAGATTTGACTGGTAGATCTTTTAATTCTAATGGATCTACTAAATCTCCATTGGTTGATAATAAAGTAAACTCAGGAATAGGAAGTACAGCAGTTTTTCAAACTACTCAAGGTGCAGAATCTGTAGATTTAAATAGACCTGGGCAGGAACAAATATTATCAGTACCTCCAGTTTGTAAAAATTCAAATTCTACATACTCTAAAATTGTACAAACCCTAAGAAAATTTATTAGAGTTTTAAATACATATCTTCAAGTTCAAAGTGGATTTATTGATCCAATTTTTAATAAGATTACTGACCTTCCTGGTTTAGCACAAGAAGCAGCAATTGCATTATCAGATTTGTTTAGTGATTATATTAAGTATATGAGAGATTTAGTTATGAAATCTCTCTATAGTTGGTTGGAGGGAGCAATTAATTCAATTCTTCCTAAAGATATTAAAATATTAAAACAACTTGCTGTAGATAAAGTTGCTGATAGTATTTGGTGTGCATTTTCCAAAGTTTTAAAAGGAATTGGAGAATTTGTTTTTAATTTTTTGATGCAATTGGCTGGTGCAATTACTAATATTCCAATTTGTGCAGCAGAGGCATTTGTTGGAAGTATTATTTCAACAGTCACAAATGAAATTAGTGATGCAATTGGACCAGCATTGAGTGAATTTACTTCATCATTATCTGGAACAATTGGAGAAATTAATAACTATGTTTTTCAGGCATTAAATTATGCAAATCAAGCATTAAGTTTCTTAGATTGTGAATCAGCAGAATGTAAAACAGTTTATAATTACCAAATGAATAAAGGATATATTCCTCAAGAAACAATTGAAAATGTTCAAAAGATTTTAAATTATCCAACTCAGACAATTCAAGATGGTAAACAAGCAGCTGAAACTTGGTTGGGAATTGTTGGTGCAGGATCTGATCAGACATCTTCATACTTGTCATCTTCTTATGGATATTGTGATGCAGTAAATTTAGATTGTGGTCTTCCAACAATTCAATTTTTTGGTGGTGGGGGATCAGGAGCTACAGGACTTGCTGTAGTGGATGCTCTTGGACAATTAATAGGAATTACAGTTCAAAATTCTGGAACTGGTTATTCAAGTCCTCCATATATTTCAGTTGAAGATTCTTGTGGAAATGGAAATGGAGCTAGTGCAACAGCAGTTATTAAAGATGGTAAAGTTGTTTCTGTAATTGTGGATACTCCTGGATCTGGATACTTAACCCCTGGAGGAGATCCTTGTTCAACAAATCCAATTGATCAAACAGGATCAGAAGTTATTGGAACTATTGTTGGAGTTAAAGTTCTTACAACTGGTATTGGATATCAAACTACTGATTTAATTACAGATAGTGTATGTTCAAATAGTGATATTGAAATTTATCCAAAGGTTGATTTGGATGGAAGAATTATTGATGTAACTATTGTAAATCCTGGAAGTTCAGTTAGAACACTTCCTGAACTCATCATAAATACCCAAAGTGGAGAAGGAGCAATTCTTCAACCTATCTTAGAGTTTAAACCAGTTGAACCAGTTACTGGAGAAACTGATGCAAATAAGATAAAACAAGTAGTACTTTGTGCAGAAGATCATGTCTGATTATCAACCACCAAAGGATGGTTATGTAATTAATGATGCAAATTATGGAACTATTTTTATTGGAGAAGATACTCCTGACAAAAGACAACGCCAAATAGAATTACATGCAGCATCAAATGCTTGTCTAAAACTTTTTAAGGATGGTGGATTTGAAATACAAAGTCAATCAAGTGCAACCAAGGCTGATAATATCTTAAGTCAATCTAAGGATGGATTAGTAGTAAAAGCAAATAATATAAGATTTGATGCTGGAAATGGTGAAATTACACTATCTGCAAGAACTATAAGATTTGAATCCTCTGGAAGTGATCAAAATCTTGTCATAAGATCTAAAGGAAATCTTCAATTAGAAGCAAATGATACCATTAAACTTGATGGATCTGTGGTAGCAATTGGTGCAAGAACAAGAATGCTTCTTCGTTCTCCTGGACCAATCTATATAAATTCAAATGCTGGTGTTTCAATTGTAGAACCAAAAGTATCTTTGTGTCCATCTAATCTTTTAAGCATTGTTCAAACCTTAGCTACAAATTTATTTGGATATTAACTTATGGCAACTATTAATACTATTGAATCAGAATCAATTCAAACTGGAACAGCATTAGCACCTCCTATTGCCACAATAGACGCTTGGCCATCTTTAGACCCAACAGTTCCTTTTAGTTTACAGTCAACTGGAATTACCAATATAAATGGTGCTTTGCTTGCCCAAGGACTTTTTGGTGGACTTGGATTACAATCTATTACTGGACTCAGTAATCTACTTGGATTTAAAACTGGTGTTGGTGGTCAATTAAATGTAGAACCAACTCAAGATAATGTTACTCCAACCTCAAATAGTTCTTCCCCAAATGGAAATCTTTGGGGACCTTGGAAAAAGAATGGATCATCCATTTGTGTTGCTCCATGTTCAGATCAAACAGCAAAAAAGAATGTAGAACCACTTATAAATTCCTTAGAAAAAGTTTTAAATTTGAGAGGAGTTAGTTTTGATTGGGATGAAACTGTTGTTCCACAAAGAGCAAAAGAAGAAGATAGACAGATAGGATTAATAGCACAAGAAGTAGAAGAAATTATTCCAGAAGTTGTTAGAAATGAAACTATAGAAAGTCAAACATTAAAAAGTATTAAATATGAAAATCTTGTTGCACTTTTAATTGAAGGAATGAAAGAACAACAAGAACAAATTAATTCACTCAAGGAGACGATTCAAGAACTGTCCACCAAGCTTGCAGAATGCTGCTCCTAGTGCTATGATGGATAGGTAAGCAACCCCCTATCAACTATGCACATTGATCGTGACCAACTGGAAGAACTGAAAGGACTTCAGGAAGATATTGCTGCACATTTTGCTGATTCCAATATGGTCAGTGGTGAGGTCTATTGGACTTGTGTGGAGTGCTTTGCACAGGCAAAACTTGCAGAACTTCGTGGTCAACTGGTCTATGATGGTTGACAAAGGTTGCTTCTTCTTCTAAAATAATTGGGTGTGAAGGAAGTGCTGAGGCACCGTGCCTATGAAGGGAAACCTGAGGCTGGGTAAGTCCTCATCTGGGAGTATGGCGGAATAGGTAGACGCACCGGACTTAAAATCCGTTGGGAGTTAATCCCGTGGGAGTTCGACCCTCCCTACTCCTATATCAAAATTGACTTTTAATTCCAAAAACCCCCTCGAAAATTTCCAGGTAAAAAATGACCTGTAGGGTTTTTCATAAAAATCCTGCATTTGCAGGATCTTGAAGGAAAGTTAGAATTGCAGTATTAGTTGCAATTGATTCATTAAGTTGGTTTTTTGACTGATTGTATGCATAATTTTGTAATTCAGCTGAAACTCTACTTGCCTTAAGAGTATTAACTTTAATAATTAAGTTATCTCTTTCTCCTTGTAAAGAAGATACTTGAGTTTCAAGGTCATTAATTTGACTTACATAACTTGTACATCCTCCACCAGTTATTGGTTCAAAATATTGTCCAATGGAAGATTGTGATGTGTAGTTGTATGTTCCAATTCCAGCATTTGATGTGGTGAGTATTCCAGAAATTGAAGAAAATGGATTTGGTGCAGTAAATCCATATCCAACATAATTTAAAGTATCTTCATACTCAGTGGTTGTTGTAAAACCAATTTGCCAAATAGCACCAGGACATCCATTACTATTTGCAGTTTGTTTTACATTTAAAATATCATTCTGCAAGTCTTGAATTTCAGTATTTAAAGCAATAATTTGATTGTCTAATTTTGAAATAGAATAATTATAATTTTCTATAATCTCATTAGTTCCCCAAACTTTAAATCTTTCAGTATCTCCTACACCAGTTTGAATTACATATCCTGCCTGAACATAATTGACTTGATTTATCTGTTGAGTATCTAAGGTAATTTTTTGATTATATAACTCAATAAGTGCTTCAGTTTGCGTGCTGATTGCCATCATTCAAAAATATTGGTAATCCTATTTATTGATAAATAAGACAGAAGAAGTATAATTAAAGGATAATCTGAAATGCCTTTAGCACGATTAGAGAATTTTCTTAAAAATCTGAGTGGTAATACCTTATATGTAGATCCAAATGAGTTAGATGCAACTGATTCAATTGAAAATAGAGGAAATTCAAGATTACGTCCATTCAAGACAATCCAAAGAGCACTTTTAGAGGCAGCTAGATTTTCATATGTTGCTGGATCAAACAACGACCTGTTTGACCAGACTACAATTATGATTTCTCCAGGAACACATTACATTGATAATAGACCTGGATACTATGTTGATTCAAGTAATGTTGTTAAAGATATTAATGGTTCAACAAAAACAATTTCTGAATTTAACATTCTAAGTAATTTTGATATTACAGATGTTGATAATGAACTTTATGTTTATAATAGTATAAATGGTGGAGTCATTCTTCCCAAAGGAACTTCACTTGTTGCAACGGATTTAAGAAAAACAAAAATTCGTCCATTATATGTTCCAGATCCTGAAAATGATGATTATGAAAAAACTGCAATTTTTAGATTAACTGGTTCTTGCTACTTTTTTGGATTTACCATTTATGATGGTGATCCTCTGGGTAAAGTTTTTAATACTTATGGTACAAATAAAGTTACTCCATCATATTCTCACCACAAACTGACTGCATTTGAATATGCAGATGGTGTGAATCATGTAATTAAAAATTCTGTTGATACTGGTCATACTGACCTTGAGATGTATTATTACAAGTTGGCTCTTGGATATGGTCAGCAATCAGGAAGAAGTGTAATTGATGGATATTTAAATTTCCAACCAAATACAGATGAATATAGAATTGTTGGAGAACTTGGTGCAGGAGCAATTAATATTTCTGATGTAACTGGGACTGTTGGTTCTAATGTAATTACAGTAGATACAGAAACAGAACATGAATTATCACCACTTACTCCAATTTTAATTTCTGGAGTGGGTCTTGATGCAGATCCAGCAGAATATAATGGAAACTTTATAGTATCTCAAGTTCTTTCATCAACAAGATTTACATATTTAACAGTTACAGCTCCTGTATCAACTTTAAACCCAAGTGTAAGTGGAGCATCAGTTAAAGTTATTTCGGATACTACAACTTCATCTTCACCATACATTTTCAACTGTAGCCTGAAGTCTGTTTATGGTATGAATGGACTTCATGCAGATGGGTCTAAGGCAACTGGATTCAGATCCATGGTGACTGCTCAATTTACAGGTATTTCTCTTCAGAAAGATGACAGAGCATTTGTAAAATATGATGAAACAACTGGAAATTACTTATATCAAAGTGGTTTTACTGAATTTTTACATCAAGAATCTGATTCTGTTTATAGGCCAGAGTGGTCAAGTTTCCACATTAAAGCATCTAATGATGCATTTATTCAGTGCGTCTCAATTTTTGCAATTGGATATGCAAATCAATTTGTTTCTGACACTGGTGGAGACCAAAGTATTACAAACTCTAACTCCAACTTTGGTCAAAATGCATTATTCTCTAAAGGATTTAAAGCAAATGCATTCCCCAAAGATGATCATGGATTTATAACGCATTTAATTCCTCCAAAGGATGTTGCACTTAATGAACAAAACATTAATGTTTATACAATTACCTCTTCCATAACAAATACAAGTTCCAAGATTTATTTGGATGGATATAATGATATTTTAAGTCCACCAAAAAATAAAATTAGAGGATATGCAATTGGTGGTAGAACAGATGATAAAATTTACTATAATATTGGGGATGTTGAGTATAGTGCAACCATTAGTCCAAATGGTAAAATAGAAACAAATATTACATCTATTAATACCTCTACTGATAGATTAACTTTGTCTAGTGTTTCTGGAATTAGCACTGGATTAGCAGTAAAAATTATAGCAAAGAATTCATTACTTCCTGATGGTATTGTTCATAATCAAACATATTTTGTAAGACCAATTTCTGGAAATAATGTAGAAATTTATGAAAATCTTACAAGTTGTAATGCAGGATCTGGTCCTGTAGATATTACAAGTTCAGTAGGAGTTACTGCAAATAATTTATATCTTGTAAGTAGAGTATCTGATAGATCCTCTGGAAGTGTTGGAAGCCCAGTACAGTGGGATGATACCAATAAGAATTGGTATATTTCAATTACATCTCCTTCTGCAGGATTTGTTTCTGGAGTAGCAGATTCTGTAGTTTACTTAAAAAGAATTTTTGATTCTAGATCAAATGATGACAGAGCATATAGAATTAGATATGTAGTTCCAAAAGATGCTACAAATGCTTCAGTTCCAGCATCAGGATTTATCTTCCAAAAATCTGGAAGTCTGTTAAATGATGTTTATCCTCAATCAACAAATACTGAATTAACTCAAGGAATTTCTCAGGTAAGGAATAAAAATGTAATTATTGATGCTTCTTTTGTTGGAGTTTCTACAGGTGGGGATGTTACTATTGCAACAAAGAACCCTCACAATCTTAAGGTTGGAAACAAAGTAAGCATTTATAATTTAAAAAGTTCTAATGAACCAACACCAGTTGGACTTGGAACTGGAACAGGATTTAATGGAGAGTTTGAAGTTGCTTCTGTAGTTGATGAGTTAACATTTACATATACAATTTCAGTAGATCCTGGAACAATTACTGCAGGAGTTTCTACAACTGCAAATTGGTTAAGTCTTCCAAGAGATTGTTCACAATCTTCTAGTTTTGAGGTTGCACCATATACAATTTATGATTCTAATAGAGGTGATCTTCCTTTCTTTACTTGCGATCAAATTGAAAATCACTATCAAGCATATAACATTAAACAAATACAAAAATATGTTGAAGGTTCTACAGATGGAATTTATCACATTACATTAGATGTATTTAAAAATACTCCTTCTTCTTCTCCATTCTCTTCTTCTGATGATTATAAGTTTGGACAGAGTTTAGATAATGTTTATCCTCAAAAAGACCCTGATAATCTAAATGTAGATCCAGATCCCTCTACAACTGCAGCTTCAAGAAGCACAATTGGATTAGTTAATATTAATGACCCATATTTAAGTTCTACAAAAGAAGGGATTGTTCAATTTTTAAAAGATTTTGATTTAGGAAAAACAATTTCTGGATTCTCAAAATCTGGTAATAATGTCACGATTACAACTACACAAAATCATGGATTAGGAGGAATTAGAAAAGTTAATATTCTTTCTGCTGGTTCTGGATATTCAAATGGCACATACTATGATATCCCTCTTTGTGGTGGAAGTGGAGAAGGTGCTACTGTAAATCTGACTGTAAGTGGAGGTATTCCAGGTAGTTTTGAAATTTCAAATCCAGGTTCTGGATATGCTTCAGGAGAGTCATTGACCATCAAAGGAATACCTGGGTCAACTTCAACAACTACTGTACAAATTCAAGCATCTCAAGGATTAAACTTTGATGCAAGTGACCCAGATACAATTCAAATTTTTGGAGCAACAAACTCTGGAAATAATGGAGTATTTGTAATTTCTTCAGTAACACCAAATACAATTACATTTGAAAATTCTTCTGGTGCTACAGAGGCAACAACAAATGCAGTCTTTGTAATGTCTGGTGTTGGATATCCAATTGCATCTGCAGTTTATAATTCCACCACAGGAATTACCACAATCACTACTCCTTCTGTTCCACCAACTCCTCATTCATTTGCTGTAGGAAATAAAGTTATATTTGATAACAGTGCTCTTGGAATTTGTACAGTTACCAGTGTAACTGGAGTTACTACATTTACTGTAGAGGGAAATGTCAGTTCAGCTACTAGAGTGTATTCTGTTGGATTCATTCCAACTCTTAAGGATACAAATTCTCAAAATGAAAATTTAAACACAAGAGCTTTTGTTCCATATTCTTTATTTAAGAGTGAGGTCTCTACATTAGTTACTGTTTCTTCCTCTTCAATTGCTGTAAATAATCTTCAAGGACTGAAAAAAGGTGACTTTATTCAGGTTTCAAATGAGATTATGTTAGTGACCAGAATTACTGGAGGTACAGTTTATGTAAGAAGAGGTTTATTTGGGACACAAGCAGTAGAACATTCTGCAAATACTTCAGTTAAAACAATTCAAATTATTCCAGTAGAATTGAGAAGACCTTCAATTCTAAGAGCATCTGGACATACATTCGAATATGTTGGATTTGGTCCTGGAAATTATTCCACTGCAATGCCCAGCAATCAGACAAAAGTTCTGACTCAAGATGAAACTAGAATTTCTCAAGCACTTTCAAATAAAGGTGGATTAATAGTTTATAGTGGAATGAATAGTAATGGTGAATTCTTTATTGGAAGAAAGAGATGGGATGCTGCAACAGGTCTTGAAGTTGGTGATGATGGAACTATATCTACTGGTGGAGGAGCAGGATCTCAAGAAGCTAGTTTTGATACATTAATTGTTAATAATTTGATTGTAAATTCTGAACTTGATTCATCAACTGCACCAGGATCAGTAAAAAGTTTAAATGTTTCTGGAATTTCTACATTTAATTCTGATGTAGATGTAAGTGGAGATTTAACAGTGGGTGCTGGGTCTTCATTTATTGGAAATGGAACAATTCCAGTTGGAGGTATCATCATGTGGTCTGGAACAATTGCATCTATTCCAACAGGATGGAATCTTTGTGATGGAACTAATGGAACACCAAACCTGAGAGATAGATTTGTTGTTGGTGCTGGAAGTAACTATTCAGTTGCAGGAACTGGGGGTAGCACAGATGCTATTGTAGTTGCTCACACTCATACAGGAACTACAGTTGCTTCTGGAAGACATACACACACGATTCAAATATCAACTGATAGTGGAGATCCTAGTGTAGATGGTGGAACTGGAGGATTTCTTACTGATACTGGTTCAATTACTGGAAATGGAACACTTGGAGTTGCTAATGAGACAATAGGACAACAAATTGGAGAAGCACATCTTGGAGACACTGATGTTAATGGCAGACACACTCATACATTTACAACTAATTCCACAGGTTCTTCTGGAACAAATGCAAATCTGCCTCCATACTATGCACTTGCCTTTATTATGAGGATTGCCTAAATAACAATATAAAAGGGGGATAGGGAACCCAATGGCTTCACAAGATAACTATTTTGTAGTTAGAAAAGGTATTGGTGTAGGCACTCAAGCACTATATGCTGATGGTGCCTCAAAAAGAGTTGCTATTGGTAAAACAACTGCAAACTACTCTTTAGATGTCATAGGAGACATCTATGCAGAAGATGCAGTTTATGCAGAAGATAATATTGGTATTGGAACTACATCAAATTATCAACAACTTGATGTTATAGGTTCTGCATACATTTCAAGTTCTATTGGTATTGGAACTACAAGACCAACACAAGCAGTTCAAGTTGGTGCAGCAGCAACACAATCTGTAGTCATTACAGGAATTGGTTCTGTTGGTGTTGGAACAACTACTCCAAGAGGATATAGAGTTGATATTGTTGGTGATACAAGAATTTCTGGACTTGTAACATCTTCACAATCTTACACTGGAATTGCAACAATTGGAATTGGTTCAATTGGATTAGAAAGGGTAGGATTATCCACAATTACCACTGCCATAATTTCTCAAGAAATTGTTGGAATTTCTACTATAGAGTTTCTTGAGGTTACAGGAATCACTACTACAGCAGTTCTTGATGTAGGAATTGGTGGAACAATTTTAACTGCAGATAACTTTGCAACAACCACAGAAACTCTTGTTGTTTCTGGGAGATATGATAGTGATAGTAAAACTATTACTCCTCTGGTTGGAATTAATACTATTACTCCAACAAGAACATTAGATGTTGCAGGGGATATTAGAGTTCGTGGAGAAGTTGTAGATGCGCAAAATAATGTAGGATATGCATATTCTGTTTTAGCTTCCTCTGGTGATGGTAGATTATTATGGAATCCTCCTGGTGCAAGAATTGGAAATGAATATTTTGTAAACAAACTTGGAAGTGATGATAATTTTGGTAGAAGTCCTGGAGATGCATTTTTAACTATTAAAAAAGCTTGTTCAGTGGCAGAACCTGGAGATACTATCAGAGTATTTGCTGGACTTTATACAGAAGATGGTCCTATTCAAGTTCCAGAAAGAGTTGCTATTGTTGGGGAAGATTTAAGAAGAACTCTTGTAACTACATCTGGTTCAACTGATTTGTATCATGTCAGAAGAGGTTGTTATATTTCACATCAATCATTTGTAGGACCAAGTAATCCTGGAAAGGCTATGGTTTCATTCCCAACTCAAGGGAATGGATTTGCTGATGGAACAGAAGAAAATTGGCAGTCACCTTATGTTCAGAACTGTACCAATTTTGTTCCAGACAGTATTGGAATGAGAGTTGATGGAAACAGAGCTGGTGGATTTAAATCTATGGTTCTGGATGCATTTACTCAATATAATCAAGGTGGAATTGGAGTTTCCATTACAAACTTTGGATATGCACAGTTAGTTTCCCTTTTCACAATTTGCTGTGATACTGCAGTATTCTGTGATACTGGTGGAGTTTGTGACCTCAATAACTCCAACTCATCTTTTGGTAATTATGGATTAGTGTCTAATGGAGCAACTCCTCTTCAATTTACAGGAACTGTAGTTGAAGCACCAACTGAAGATAATGTAGACAGTTTGGTGATTAATGTTGGGGTAGGAGCATCCCAAGAATTTATTGATACTGTTGCACTTTTAAGAGAAAATAAAGAATTTATTGCTTCAGAGGCAGTAGGATTTTTGACCAGCACTTCAGGACCTTATGGTGCAAATGGTCCTAACTTTGATTATGGTGGATCTATTGTTGGAAGGTCTAAGTGCATTCGTGATGGACAAATTATTGTAGAATCTATTTGTTCTGATATTTTGACTCTTGGAAATGCAAACTCTATTAATGCAGGACTTGCCTATAGAGATTCTGTAGGTGGAACACTCACTTATCTGAATGATTCTTCACCAGTCCCTTCAGGATTTACTGCTGGATATGTCAAGAATGGTGAGGTTGCAATAGTTAATTATATTGCTGGAATTGCAACTTATGTGGCACAAAATTTAAATCTCCCAGTAAGTTATCAATCTGGAATTGGTTCTGTATCACAAACAAAAGATCTCTCCAAGACATACTCTACAAATGTTCAATCCTTCATATCAAATAGAGCAGGAATTATCACAAGTATTGTTGGAGTTGGAACAAATTCTGCTCCAGCATTAGAACTTCCAAAAGGACAAAGACCTTATGATGGTCAAGTGGCTTATGTTGGAGAACAGTATTATTTCATTAAAGAAATTGTAATTGACCAACCAGGGTCTGGATATGACCCAAATATTCCAGTTGAAGTTACAATTGACCTTCCAGATGACCCTGATTATTTTATTCCTGCAGAGGCAGCTGTTTTTGAAACTGATATTAATGATGATGGTTCAATTGGAAATGTGACTATTCTTGTCTCTGGAACAGGATATACATCAACTCCTCCAACTGTAACTATTGCTCCTCCTCCTGCTCCTTATACACAAGCAACTGCTCATGCAGTAATGGAAAAATATTTCTTTAATCCAGTTTCAGCAACACAAGTATCTGTTGGAGGGACTACAACTGTAACTTTTGATGAATTTATTACTTATCCTGTGAGTGCTGGAACAACTGTTTATTTCTTCCAATCCAGTAAGATTATTGCAAGTAGTATCACATTTGAATATATAGGTACAGGAACTACTATTACAAATGCTGTTCCTTCTAAAGGTGCTATTCCAATTACAGAAAATCAGATAGTTGCTACAAATGGAGGTAAAGTTCCATTTACAAGCACTGACCAAGGAGGAAACTTTAGAATTAGTGAAGGAATTACAATTAATCAAAATACTGGAACCATCACTGGACAAGCATTTAGTAAAAGTTTACAGGCAGAAGTTACACCTTTAATTATTGCACTTCAACAATAACCAATCATGGCTCAACAACCACTTAATACATATAAAACAGTTGTAGGAGTAGTCAGTACAACTGAAACAGAAGTTTATAAGACTAAAACTGGATATACCAGTATTGTTCTTTATGCACAAGTTGCTAATACTGGAGTTGGAGTTGGAACTGTAACTTTTTACCATAGAAGAGAAACTAGAAGTCAGTCAGGGATTACTACAGAAACCACTGAAATTATTAAAAATGCTCTTGTTCCAGATAATGATGCATTAATTTTACTTGATGGAAGATTGGTTTTAGAAAGAACTGCTCTTAAAACTGATAGTATTAGAATGGTAGGAGTTTCTTCAGAAACTCCAAATACTTTGAAATATACTGTTAGTATTTTAGAGACTCTAAATCAGTAATAAATAACCTTATAACAGGGGGATAGTGGAACCCAAGTATGGCTAAGTATCTAAGTAGAAGAGTACCAGTAACTCCACAATCAAGATTACCTGATTTTAGATATCAGTATCTTAAGTTAGCTGATGCTGAGCCAAACTTGGGTCAACCACCAGGAGATGGAAATATTCCTGTTGGAGAACAATATGTTCCAATTGCAATTGCTGGATATTCTCAAAGATATTGGATTCCTGTACCTCCAGCTATTTTTTCTCAAGGAATTACAGTTAGAGATGAGGGCAATGTTGTTGGTGTTGCAAACTCAATTACACAATTAAACTTTGTAGGTCCAGGAGTATCAGTAGCAGGTACTGTCACGTCTGGAATTGGCATTGCTACTATAACTATATCAAATCCTATAGTTAGAGAACCTGATGATTCTGAACCAAGATTTATTGGATTCACAAGTATTAGGGAAAATGGAGTATTAGATTATTTTGATATTGACCCAACTACTCTAGTTTACTATCCAAGTTCTCAAAATCTTGGTATTGGTATTACACAACCAGTATATAGATTAGATATTAGTTTAAATGCTGTCAGAATTAATGCTGATATTTTAAACAAAGATGGAATAAGTGGTGATGCTGATAAAGTATTAACTTCTCTTGGTCCTGGTTTAGGATTTACTTGGGCATATGCTTCTGGTCCTTTAGGTCCACAGGGATTTCAAGGAGCACAAGGTTTATCAGGTCCTCAAGGAGCACAGGGTGCTCAAGGACCTCAAGGGGTACAGGGTGCTCAGGGACCTCAAGGTGCTCAAGGAGCAACAGGAGCACAGGGTGCTCAAGGTCCTCAAGGACCAACAGGTGCTCAAGGTGCTGCAGGTGCTCAAGGTGCTGCAGGTGCTCAAGGTCCTCAAGGAATAACAGGTGCTCAAGGTGCTACAGGTGCTCAAGGTGCTGCAGGTTCTCAAGGTGCTTCAGGATCACAGGGAACTGCAGGTTCTCAAGGAGCTACTGGTTCTCAAGGTGCTGCAGGTGCTCAAGGTCCTCAAGGTGTAACAGGAGCACAAGGTGCTCAGGGTACTGCGGGAACATCAGTAACGATTGTTGGTTCTGTTGCTAATGTAAATGCAGTATATCCAACAGGAGGACCAAATAATCCAGATGGACTTTTAAAATATTATTTTCCTTCAGCAGTTGCAGGGAATGGTGTAATCGATCAGGCAACAGGAAACCTTTGGGTTTACTCTGGAACTGTTTGGAATAATGTTGGTCAAATTAAAGGAGATGCTGGAGCACAGGGTGCAATAGGACCTCAAGGTGCAATAGGTCCTCAAGGTTCAACTGGAGCACAGGGTGCTCAAGGACCTCAAGGACCAACAGGAGCACAAGGTTCTGCAGGTGCTCAAGGTGCTTCAGGAGCACAAGGTGCTGCAGGTGGGACTGGTTCTCAAGGAACTGCAGGTGCTCAAGGTTCAGCAGGAGCACAAGGTTCAGTAGGACCTCAAGGTGCTCAAGGAGCAACAGGAGCACAGGGTGCTCAAGGTCCTCAAGGACCTACAGGAGCACAAGGTTCTCAGGGTTCTGCAGGTGCTCAGGGTACTGCAGGTTCTCAAGGAGCACAAGGATATCAAGGTCCTCAAGGAATAGGTCCTCAAGGATCTCCAGGTCCAACAGGAGCACAAGGATATCAAGGAAATCAAGGAAATCAAGGACCACAAGGTCAAATAGGTCCTCAAGGATTTCAAGGATTTCAAGGTCCACAAGGATTCCAAGGATTCCAAGGTCCACAAGGTGTTCAAGGTCCACAAGGTGTTCAAGGTCCTCAGGGAACAGGTCCTCAAGGGGCACAGGGATATCAAGGATTCCAAGGACCTCAAGGTGTTCAAGGTCCTCAAGGAACAGGTCCTCAAGGTCCACAAGGAGCACAGGGATTCCAAGGACCTCAAGGAAGAATTGGACCTCAAGGTTCTACTGGTCCTCAAGGGGCTCAAGGTGATCAGGGACTTATTGGACCACAAGGTTCTCAAGGTTTATCAGGTCCACAAGGTGTTCAAGGACCACAAGGAAGTGTTGGTCCTCAAGGAGCTTCTGGTAGTGTAGGAACTCCTGGTCCACAAGGACCACAAGGACCAAGAGGACCTCAAGGTTCTCAAGGATTAGTAGGACCTCAAGGTTCAACAGGAGCACAAGGAAATCAAGGAAATACTGGTTTCCAAGGACCTCAAGGTGGTGTTGGAAGCACTGGTCCTCAAGGAGTCCAGGGTCCTCAAGGATTCCAAGGACCTCAAGGTCCAACAGGAGCACAAGGAAATCAAGGTGCTCAAGGATTCCAAGGACCTCAAGGTGCTCAGGGATTCCAAGGACCTCAAGGACCTAGAGGGCCACAAGGTTCTCAAGGTGCTACTGGAACATCAGTTACAATCGTAGGTTCAATTCCAGCAAAAACATCTGGAATAGGGTCTACAGCATTAACTAGTCCATTCGTTGATGATACTTATCCATGGTATCCTCCAGGGACTGGAGATGGTGTAATTGCTCAAGATACTGGAAATCTGTGGGTATTTGATGGATCTATTTGGACTAATGTTGGTCAAATTAAAGGACCTACAGGAGCACAGGGACCTCAAGGTGTTCAAGGACCTCAAGGTTTCCAAGGATTCCAAGGACCTCAGGGAGCACAAGGATTCCAAGGACCTCAGGGGGCACAAGGAGCAAGAGGACCTCAAGGTTTCCAAGGTCCACAAGGAGTTGGGCCTCAAGGAGTTGTAGGACCTCAAGGTTCACAAGGTTTAATAGGTCCTCAAGGACCTCAAGGTTCTCAAGGACCTCAAGGTTCTCAAGGACCTCAGGGAACTGGACCTCAAGGATTCCAAGGACCTCAAGGAACTCAAGGTTCTCAGGGACCTCAAGGTTCTCAGGGACTAATAGGACCTCAAGGTCCAAGAGGACCTCAAGGTATTCAAGGACCTCAAGGAACTGGACCTCAAGGTGCTCAAGGTTCTGTTGGGAGTCCAGGTTCAGATGGTGCTCAAGGATCTCAAGGAAATCAAGGATCTCAAGGAAATCAAGGAAATCAAGGTTCTCAAGGTTCTCAAGGTTCTCAAGGTTCTCAAGGAACTGCAGGAGCACAGGGTGCTCAAGGAACTGCAGGAGCACAGGGTGCTCAAGGATTCCAAGGCCCTCAAGGAACTGCAGGACCATCAGGAACTATTAATGCTACAAGTGATACTACAGATGCTGATCAGTTCCCAGTGTTTGTTGCAGGAGCAGGAACAAATCAAACAGCCAGAGCAACTGCAAACTTTAAAATTAATCCAAATAATGGAAACTTAACTGTAAGTGGAACAGTAACTTGCCAGGACTTAAATTCAACATCTGATTTAGTCTTCAAAGACAATATTCAAGATATCTTTAATGGTATTGAAATATTAAATAAAATCAATCCAGTTTCCTTTAATTGGAAAAAAGATGGACGAAAGAGTTATGGTGTAATTGCACAACAATTAGAAAAAGTTTTACCAGAATTGGTCAATACTAATGAAATAGATAATACAAAAACTGTAAGTTATATTCCTATCATTTCTATTTTGATTGATGCTGTAAAAACTCTTCAAAAAGAGATTGATGATTTAAAAAATAAATAAAAATAAAAATGGCAGTTCCAGCAGTCAACATTGTTATAGAAAAAGAAACTGATTTTTCTACAAAATTTAAACTGAAGTCTGATGGTGCTCCTATCAATTTGACTGGATATACATTTACTGCAAAAATGCGAAAGCATTATGCAGCAACAACTTCTTATGAATTTGATGTTGAGGCTGTGGCACCCCTTTCTTCTGGAATCATTTCAGTGGGGATGGGCAATACAATTACAGGAACCATTCCTCCTGGAAGATACTATTATGATGTTTTAATTACTTCAAGTGGGGTTTCTACAGTGACTACAAAAGTTATAGAAGGGACAGTTTTAGTAAGAGGAACTGCATCCTAATGGAAATAGAAGTAGAAGTAATATCTTCAATTTCAAGTATTAATTTAGATTCTCCACAAACAATAGAGGTAGTACCAAACGTGACTGCAATTAACTTTGGAGATTTATTGGATTTTAATGATGCAGATAAGAACGATCAATATGTGATTATGTATGATGCAACAACACAAACTTACAAACTTGTAAATCCAGATAAGGTTCTTTCATCAGCATCTTCTACAGAAACTATTCAACCTGGACTTCCTGCTGATTTTGAAAATGTATTGGATGTAGATTTAGATAATAGAATAGATTTGGATGCAGGTACTTTTTGAGGATTCATAAATAGTAAAAACTACGTAGAATAGAAGATGCCAGCACCAGTAGTACAGGTTAAAAGAGGTGCTTTATCAAATCTGCCAGGATTAAGAGCAGGTGAACCAGCCTTTACCACAGATTCATTTGATTTTTATGTAGGTATTGATAGTACAACAAATAACAATAAGTTTGTTGGTTCTCATAGATATTGGAGAAAAGAAACAGCTTCTAGAGGAAGTGGAGTTAATCTTGTAGAATCGACAAGTGGTTCAGATTTTATTACACTTGCAGCACCAGCATCAGTAGGTGCAGCAGTTACCTATTACTTTCCAGCAACTCAAGGGATTAATGGAACTGTTCTGACTAATGATGGAAGTGGAAATCTTTCTTGGGGAAGTGGATCAAATAATGCTACTTTTAGTGGCATCACAACATTCTCTGATACTACAGATTCAACTACTAAAGATAATGGTGCTGTAGTCATTGAAGGTGGTGTAGGTATTGAGAAATCAGTTAATATTGGTGGAAATATCTATGTAGCAGGACTTTCTACATTTAATGGATTAGTAGTTGATAATAATGGAATGAATGTTTCTGGATATTCTACTGTTTATAATTTACAAATTACCAATAATTTGGGTGTTAGTCAAACTCTTGATGTAGATGGTTATTTTCGTGCTGATTCTGAATCAGTATTTTCTGGAATTGCATCTTTTACCAATTCTACTCAATCCACTACTTATGATAATGGTGCAGTTGTTCTTGATGGTGGACTTGGAGTTCAGAAAAATGTAAATGTTGGAGGAAATTTAAATGTAATTGGAAATGTGACTATTGGTGGAACATTTGTTTCGCTGAAAGGTCAAGATGTTTACATTGAGAACAAAGATATTATTCTTGGATATACTACCTCAATCACTCCAAATGATGATACTGCAAATCATGCAGGTGTTGCAATCGCATCAACAGTAGGAAGTCCATTAACTTCATTTGCTGCTTCTGGAATTAATACACTTCCAGACACTTATAAACAACTGATGTGGTTCAAGAGTGGAACTCTTGGATTCTCAACTGATGCTTTTGCATTCAATTATGGATTGGCAATTGGAACCACTACAATGGCGAGTGGAATTCGCCTTGCTGTTGGTTCTGGTATCACCATGACTGATAATGCAATCAGTGCAACCAATATGTATGGAACTTTTAATGGTACTTTTAATGGTACTGTAAGTGGTAATGTTGCAACAGCAACTTATGCAGATAATGCAGGAATTTCAACACAAGTTAAAACAGTTACTGCAAGCGATTCTGCAGGAACTTATTATGTAACTTTTGTTGATAGTCATAATGGTTCTGCAACTGCAGAAACTGTTTATACTGATGATGGTATTTACTACAATCCTGGCACAAATACCTTTACTACTCAACACGCGCTTTTTACAGGAAATGTAGAGGTTCAAGGAACATTAACAGGGACTGCTACAACTTCTACTAGAGCAACATTAGTTGATACTACAGGAACATCTACAAATGCAGACTATTATGTAACATTTGTAGACACTCTTGCAGGACAAACATCAGAAACATTAAGAGTTGGTGCAGGGTTATCAGTCAATCCTTCAGATGGTTCTGTAAAAACTCGTGGAATTTTAAGTGTAGGTAATCCTGGAGCATTAACTTCTTACATTAAAGCAGGTGGTGGATCTAATGCACTTTATATGTATGCTAATGGTGATGTGTCATTCCAGGCAAAGGCAATTGTAAATGAAATTAGAAGTTCTTCTAACGCAACTACATTAATTACTTTATCAGATCTTGATGCAACTTTTGCAAGAGACATAAAAGTTACTGGAATTACAACTACTGGAACTTTTAAATTAAATGGAACTTCTGGTATTGGTATTACTGGTATTTCTACAAGCACAACTCTTGCAGAAAACAGTGATTCTTATTTACCAACACAAAAAGCAGTTAAGGCATATGTAGATGCTGTTGACTTAACTCTTGGATTAAATGCTGACGGTGGTGGTCCAAGCACTGTTAATACTTCACAAACTCTCACTATTTCTGGGACTGCAAATGAAGTAGAAACATCTGTTTCTGGACAAACAGTTACAATTGGACTTCCTTCTACAGTAAACATCACGACATTACTTGATGTTCCTACTGTTGAAGTTACTAATCTGAAAGCAAAAGATGGTACAACATCAATTACAATTACTGATGGAACAGGTGCAGTTGGATTTGCTAATAGTGTAACTATCAGTGGTGATTTATATGTTCTTGGAACAACTACTGAAGTTAATACATCAACTCTGAAAGTAGAAGATACTTTAGTTGATTTAGGTTTAGTTAATAGTGGTGGTGTTCTTGTCCCACCATCTTCAGATTTAAATCTTGATATTGGTATATTACTTAATTGGTATTCTGGTTCTTCTAAAAAAGCATCAGTATTCTGGGATGATAGTGCTCAAAGAGTTGGAATTGCTTCTGATGTAACTGAATCAACAGGAGTATTGAGTGTAAATAACTGGGCAGCAATTGAAATTGGTTCTCTTTGGGTTAATGATTGTGCAGGACAATCTGAAGTTATTTCTTGTACTTCAGGAGAAAGATTCTTAAATAATATAACTGTAGATGCTGGAACATTCTGATGAATGATATTGATTATCAAGCTTTATTATCTTCATATCAAAAAAAAGTTTCTGAGTTGATTAATCAAGTGATTGTTTATGAAGCCAAAATTAATTCTTTATCATCAACAAATAGTGAGTTGATTTCCAAAATAGAAAAGTTAGAAAATCAAAAGACAACAAGAAAAAAACTAGAGGATTATTCATAAATAAATCAAATGTCCAATAAATATTGGACTTAAGGTATATACCACCTATGGGGATGAATGAATACTAATCCTGTTGTAAGAGTTAAGCGTTCGCTAGTACAGGGAAAAGTTCCAGAAGTTGCACAACTGGGACTAGGCGAAGTAGCAATTAATCATTACGATGGAAAGTTATTCATTCGTCAAGATACCTTAGGTGTTGGTATAGGGACCACAGTTATTGCATTAAATCCATATGGTCCTCAAGGTGCTCAAGGATTAACAGGGGCACAGGGAGCAAGAGGACCTCAAGGAGCACAAGGACCTCAGGGACCAACAGGAGCACAGGGAGCACAAGGTGCTCAAGGAACTGCAGGTGCTCAAGGAGCACAAGGACCTCAAGGAGCACAGGGTGCTCAAGGAACTGCAGGTGCTCAAGGAGCACAAGGACCTCAGGGACCAACAGGAGCACAGGGTGCTCAAGGAACTGCAGGAGCACAGGGTGCTCAAGGAACTGCAGGTGCTCAAGGAGCACAAGGACCTCAGGGACCAACAGGAGCACAAGGTGCTCAAGGAACTGCAGGTGCTCAAGGAGCACAAGGACCTCAGGGACCAACAGGAGCACAGGGAGCACAAGGTGCTCAAGGAACTGCAGGTGCTCAAGGAGCACAAGGACCTCAGGGACCAACAGGAGCACAAGGTGCTGCAGGTGCTCAAGGAACTGCAGGTGCTCAAGGAGCACAAGGACCTCAGGGACCAACAGGAGCACAGGGTGCTCAAGGAACTGCAGGAGCACAGGGTTCTCAAGGAGCACAAGGACCTCAGGGACCAACAGGAGCACAAGGAACTGCAGGTGCTCAAGGAGCACAAGGACCTCAGGGACCAACAGGAGCACAAGGAACTGCAGGTGCTCAAGGAGCACAAGGACCTCAAGGAGCACAAGGTGCTCAAGG